TTATTTATCGTCTTCTTTTGATGACTCAGCGTCGATGAGTTCTAAACCCTTGCCGCAATATTGACAAAAAACCACTCGATTCTCTCGTGGTCTGCCTTCAACGAACGACCAAACCTCGCCGCATGAACTCCGCCATGTGTTCAGCTCGTTATCCTCACGTTGCCATTCGCATGTTTTAAAACCTTCGTTTTTTAGCTCCAGGAGTAAATCTTGTTTCAGTCGCAATAAATCACTAACCGCCGTTTGCAAGGTCGCTTTAAAGTGATCCGTTGGGTATGTCATGGCATAAGTCCTATAGGGGTCTTTTGAAAATGTCCCGGCTTTTAACCTTCTCAGGCACGGCCGCCGGGTGGCCTCGGGGAAAATTATTTAATCTGCAACGACCGACCGCTAACGCTACGTGCGCCAGGCACACTTAAGCCTTCTTTGAGCGCTTGCGCAATTCGTTTCTTATCAGGACGGCTCTCAGGGGTAGGGGTGACCCAATAATCCCTGGGTAACACTTTTTCGTCATCAATTACGACTGCTGGCGTATTCTTTCGGACAGATACGGTAAAGCAAGGCATCTCTATTTTTAGCCGGCCGGCATGGATAAGGCTGTCTTTCAAATATTCGCTCAACCATTCTCGGCGGCTGGCAAAACGTTGAGCGCGCTCTTGAATACGCTTAGCCTCCGTGCTTGCTCTTTCTTCATAACTCTTTAGCTCGCGTATCAGCTTGGCAAGGTTTTCAGCTTTCGTATCCAGCCCACCCGCTATTGATTCGAGCGTGTCTGAAAGCGTTTGCTCATCCAGCTCAAGGTCCGTTAATTTGTCTGCCGCTTCCCGATATTCAGCAGCCAAGATGTAAAGTGACGTTTTCATATTGACCTCAGAAAGGAATGTCGTCGTCCATATCGCCAAACTGATGGCTAGAATTATTCGCCGCAACGGACGGCGCATTGCCTGACGATGGATGACTTAAATGCTTCAGGGGTCGGTGCTTCAGCTTTCGAACCATTTTCGCAAGCTGCTCTGGCTGTACTTTCTGATCCAGTATCTCCGACGCCATCAATTCACTTTTCGCATCAAAAAAGCCTACGGGCGCTACCTTTATGCCGATGCTGCCATCCTTTTTTTCATACTCTTCCGTGTCCAATAGCATGCCGATTTTTTGATCCGTCAACTCCGCAAAAACCTGAGCTGGGCTTGAGATCATCGACTGGCTTGACTCATCCCATTTTTTCGCCGAGCCAGGAATCGCTTTTATATTTTTCAAGCGCAAGCACACCATCAGAGCATTCAAATGTTGATAGCCGTATAGTTCCTTGCTCTGTACATCCAGTATCCACAGCGTAAAACTCCCCTTTTGCCTCCCCTGGGTTTCAAAGGTGAATTTAATCCCTTGTGATCTTTTTCTACCGCTGGTCACGTGCTCAGCACAAATGAAGGTCCCAATATATTTGCCAGGTTCATTAATCCACGAGCTCAGTTGCTCGGCTTGTCGTGCTGCATTCGTATTTAATTGGTACATAGGGTTTCCTTCAGTTCAGTTTTTGGATTCAGTGCGTAAAATTCCGTAATCGCCGCGTCAATCATCGAAAGATCGTTCTCGATCAAATCACTGCTAAATAGATCAATCGGGGCTTTGACCGTATCGGAACCGCTATTTTTTGTGGCGAAACAGTACGTTCCATCTCGTACTACGGTGCGCAAACAAATGGTGACCAGACCATCGAGCGAGACTTTTTCATCCAGTAATTTGCCAATCGTCTTAAAGCGCACGATGCCATCATCAGTCAGTTGCGTATGACCAAAAATGTAGACGCGCACGTCTTGAGCCAGATGGGCCGCGGTGTCGAAGATAGAAAAAATATCATTCGCCATCTCGGTAAACTTGTCGTACCCTTTTTCATGGGAGCGCCGTAAAAAAGCGTTCGACATCACATAGTTCGAGTCATCGAGACAGATCACCTTGCGACGGGTTTTTTTCATTATTTTGCAAATTTTCGCCGGCACATCGGTCACGAATATATTGCCATTGGGGCATGTCTCTTTGTCGTAATATGTCCACTCTTTGGAGCGGAATGGAAGCGGTTTTTTGACCACTTGAATGAGTAGTGTTTTGGCAGGGTCAAGCTTGCGCAGCGAACTTGATTTACCGGTGCCAGGTTGGCCCAAAATAAGGCATGGGATGCTCATTTTTCTTCCCTTTAAGTTTTCTTCATTCAATGAGTACTGTTCTTCAAGCTGTTCTTGCCATTGCTGAAACGGATCACCATCTTCCATCGCGGCTCTCCCCCTATTTATGGTTGAGGCAGTGAGTGATGAAGAGGATGAAAAAAGCTATTAGGGTGCACCCAAAGATCACACGCCTTGGATAGCGTTCAGCGTGTTGCTCAAGTCTTTTCATCCAGTATTTAAATTGAGTTACGGATTGATCAACCATGGCTACCTCCAATTGGTTAAAATGAAAAGCATGCTTAACAAGCAGGTGATAATCGGAACAAATACAGCGCTGGCTTTGATAAAACCCTCAATCCGATTCGCCCGTATCGCCGCGCGTAGCAACGCGTTGTCAGGGCGTTTCATGCGGCAGCCTCTTGTAAAGAGTCATCCACCTGCAAGCGCCGTTGCGCGAACTCGATCAAATGCCGATAGTCCAGAGTCGTATCCGAATCACCATGTTGTTGAACGACGCTTTGCAGGAACGCTTCGGAGGTGCCGCAAAAGGTTTCGTGCTTCACCTCAATCTCACCGCTACGCGTGCGATAGGCGGTCAAAGCAATGTCATGAAAATGGAAAAAATTAATAAAATCCTGATTGCTACATACTCTTGCATTGCTTGATAAATGGGCACAGCCTGATACCTCTACCTCTCCCAATACTTGCGCATTACCTGATACACGCGCGTTGCCCAATACTTGCGCATTACCCGATACACACGCGTTGCCCAATACTTGCGCATTACCCGATACATACGTGTTGCCCAATACCAAGGCTCGCTCCAATACGTGTGCATGGCCTGATACACAGGCATTGCCCGATATCCAGGCTTTGCCCGATACTTGGGCGTTCTCTGATATCCAGGTTTGCTCTAATACCTGCACACAGCCTGAGATTCGGGCGTGACCCAATACCCTGGCGTTGTCCAATACTAGGGCGTTCTCTAATACACAGGCTTGCTCTAATACCTGCGCGTTGTCGTATACTCGGGCGTGGCCCGATATCTGCGCGCCGCCGGCTATCTGTGCGTGGCCCGATACTTGCCCTTCTCCTAATACACAGGCATTACCCAATATCCAGGCGTGACCAAATACTTGGGCATTCTCTAAAACTCGCGCACTCTCGTATACCCAGCAAGAACCTAAGTGACTTAAGTTTTCTTCTCGCTCGATATACCCCCCAAGATCCCCTGCCTTGACCTTTCCAAAATTAATCAAGGCTCGGATTCGGTAGAGTTTCTTGCCTGACTCCTCGATAAAATCATCGCGGATTAGTTCATATTTCTTTGGCTCTATAAATGTTCCTGACATAACGTTCTCCTTTACGAAGGTTGGAATCGATGGCATTTTTGTAAGGCTTTAGCTTTCATACAAAGGCAGATATCGTGCGTACTCTGACGCTTTTCGCAGTGCCTCATCTGTCTGCGCTTGCAAAAGGCGCTCATAGGTATCAGCAAACAAGAGAGTGGTGAGTCCCTGTGCTGCATCACGTAGCGCTTGTTTTTTGACCGAATCGGGTAACTCCACCATGGCTTCTAATAGGTCGTCGAAAGTCATGTTTTCTTCAAATTCGTCAGCAAGCGCGCAGTAAGCCTCGTCGGCAGCTTCGGAACAGGCTTTCAGCACGTCGTAGTACGTCTCGATTTGGTTTTGCTTGATTGCTTTGAGGGGTATTCCGATGTTACTCATCTGATGCTCCTTTGAATTGGATTACATGCTTGTCGATGAGTGAATATTAGGACTAGCTAACTTAGATTTCAATAGCTTCTCCTAATATTTTTTGATGTGTGTTACCTAATACGTCTGGTTAGATATAAAAAATCCGCCACAGTATGTTATGGGGATAGATAGACTCTGAGATTCATTGGTTAGTGCTGCGCCTCAGGTAATAGTGATTTTTGAGCTTGAATTCGACTAGTTCGTCTGATATATAGGCGTATAAGTATCTGGGGTATACGAGGAGGCTGCCTCTGAAGCTAGCTTATGACTATTGAAAATAGTTCTTAGAAAATATCATTGCAGATTTCTAAAATATTGACTAAACTAACTAGACTTAGTTTTGTTGTTGAGAGGGAAATTATGCAAATCGTTAACATTCATGAAGCAAAAACCCATTTGTCGCGCCTGATCGAACAGGCCGCTAAAGGTGAATCATTTGCCATCGCTAAGGCTGGTAAACCACTAGTAAAAGTTACTTCACTTGACGCACCGAGTGCAGATCAGGTTCGGCGGTTAGGTTTCATGGAGGGCCAGATTAAGGTACCTGATGATTTTGACCGTATGGGCAACGTCGAGATAGAGCAATTATTTGGTGGCGGAGCATGAAGTTATTACTGGATACTCATCTACTTTTATGGGCGGCCGGACAGCCTGAGCAGTTATCCGTCGTATCAAGTACTCTCATTAACGAGCCGAAAAATGAATTATTTTTCAGTTCTGCTAGTCTGTGGGAAATTATCATCAAGCGCGGGCTAGGCCGGTCTGATTTTCAGGTAGATGCAAGGTTGCTACGCCGTGGCCTGATCGATAATGGTTATCGTGAGTTAGTTGTGACTAGCGAGCATGTCCTTGCTATAGGTGATTTTCCACCAATCCATAAAGATCCGTTCGATCGTATTCTTGTTGCACAATCAATGGTTGAGGGAATTACCTTGCTGACTGCTGACCCATTAGTCGCACAATACCCTGGCCCTATACAGAAAGTGTAGCCGGGTAAAAATGTTTAACAGGCTCACTATCACAGCCGGTTGTCGTTCCAAACAGCGCGGCCTACGATCATGGTACGGTCGTCTGGCGGTAGTACTTTGTCAGGATGGTTGGTTTTATCAGGGTTATCGCTTCGCATGATCCAGGTTTGGGCACCCATTGCAGGATGATAGTCCAGAATTAAGCGTTTGAGCATAAGCCCTCCATCTGGTACACAGACCGCGTATACCCTACCTTCCTTTGGGGTAATGTCAGCAGTGTTCAGTAGCACAACACAACCATCCTGTATAGTCGGCCACATGCTTCCACCGGAAGCATAGATAACCCGCGCTGTTCTCTCAGACACACCAAAGTCACGCAGGCTAGAGCGCTTGAAAGCAAGTCCCCCTTTAACCACGACGTGGTCCACATACTTTCCGTCCCCACAGGCGGCCGCAATGTCCAATTGCGGAACCAATGCGAATTCATCGCCTGTCGGTGTGTAGATATCTTCGTGGGTAACTTGCGGAATAGAGGGCGCGTCTCCAGTTCGAGGCTGTACACGCATTGGACCACTGCCCGTAGCAAGCCATTCCTGTGAAACTTTAAGCGCTCTAGCTGCGGCAAGCAGATTCTCACCTCGCAAGTATTTAGATTTCCCGTTCAACCAACCATTGACGCTTGGCGGTTTAACTTTGCACGCGCGTGCAAGGTCAGCTTGGCTTACGCCAGCCTCTTTCATTGCGAGTCGTAATCGTTCGGAGAGCATTAGTTTATCCTAACATCATGTATGATAGGAGAAGCTATTGACATATTGGTTAGCTAGTCCTAATATATTCATAATATTTAAAACGTTGACCGCTTGCGGGCGGTATTACCATGAATCCAAACGAACTCATAGACGCGCTTGGCGGCACCACTGCCGTTGCCCGGTTACTTGGTATCAAAGCACCGTCTGTTCACGCTTGGCGTACGGGAGGCATCCCTGACGACAAGCTCATACGGCTAGCGCCAGTGGCCGAGCGGCGCAGTATATGTAGCCGGCGCGATCTACGCCCCAACGACTGGATGTTGATCTGGCCAGAATTAGCAAATCTGACTCTACAGTCTAAGCAAGCCACAGCTCATCAATTAGAACTCAATCAAGAGGCCACCTAAATGAGTCTAGAAAGAATCACTATCAAATGGAAGGAAGATTTTTCAATACATGGTGAAAGAAGAGGTCAAGCTGGTCTCCAAAACTTCTTTGGATCATTCGCAAACCAAAACTCTTCGAGCAATTTCGAGGTATGTCGAAAAAATTGCTCTTGGATGGCTTCCAGAGTTTTACCGTGAACGGGGAGCAAGACTTCGGCCACGATTCTTTCTCGAATTCCAGAATTCATACGTTCAAAAGCGGCTTTGGCAAGCACCCTATTACTTTGCGGCTCTAATACTAATGAGCCAAGCTTAATTTCATTTTCAGTCATATCTACTCTTATAGTGAGTTAGAGAAGTGTTCAATCAAAAACGCGAAAAATGCACAGAAGAAATAAAGCTGCACTTGAGCGAAAAGCTCAAGGCTGATCTAAAAGAGTTAGCAGCACTCAAAGGCCACGATTCGTTAAGCCCATTCATCCGTAATATTCTTCGTGAAGTCATATACGGCAAGCTTAGTCCGAATCGTGATTTATTGGCAGGGACCGTTCGGGACGAATAAGGCCGCAGATCAAGAGATTGAACAGTAATAGATATTAGATAAGGGATAACTTAAAGATGAAGCGACCTGCCTTCCAATTCTACCCTGCCGATTGGCGTAAAGACTCTGCCTTACAAAGCTGTTCCGTAGCTGCTCGAGGCTTATGGATTGAGATGTTGTGCATCATGCATGAGTGCGAGCCCTACGGGCATCTTGCCATTAATGGTAAAGCGATGAATGTCGCTCAGCTTGCCCGTTTGATTGGTGAAACCGAAAAAGTGGTTAAAGGTTTACTTAACGAACTAGAAAGCGCAGGGGTGTTTTACCGTACTGAAGAAGGGGGGATTTATTCACGCAGAATGGTTAGCGATGAGAAAATACGGGTTATCCGAGCCAACGCAGGAAGGTTGGGCGGTAATCCAAATTTGCTTAAGCAAAAAGATAACCAAAATCCAACCAAAGCCGAAACAAACTCGCAAGCAACTGACAACCAAACGACTAAGCAAAGCGACAAGCAAAGTCTAACCCCTTCATCTTCTTCTTCATCTTCACCTTCTTCTTCAAAACCTAAAGGGGATAAATCCCCTTCAACCCCTGGCGAGCGCGATGCGCCCGCTGTGGCCTTGCCGAACTGGCTGGCTTTGGCCGATTGGGAAGCTTTCGTGAAGCATCGAAAGCGCCTGAAAGCGCCGATGAGCGATGAGGCTCAAGTTCGGGTGATTGCTCAGCTTTCTCGGCTTCGTGACGACGGTCACGACCCCTCCGCTGTGATCGACCAAAGCATCGTGAGTGGCTGGAAAGGGCTTTTTGGGCTTAATCGCCGTGGGTCACCGAAGCTCAGCAAGCAGGCTGAGTTGGAGGCCAGAAATGCCGAAGCGGGGCGTCAAGCCAAGGCACTCATTTTCGGGGAAGAAGTTTATGAAATCCTGTGACTTCAACGCATTCGATGGATTGCTGCAAGCCGTCGCAGCCATGTACGGACGTGACTTGACTTCTGGAGTCATTGCGCTCTACTGGCAAGGCTTGCAAGCGTACGACCTCGCAGCAGTGCGCGAAGCGCTAAATCGACATGTGAACAACCCCGATACGGGTCAGTTCATGCCCAAAATTGCCGATATTCACAAGATGCTGCAAGGCTCTACGCAAGATGCGGCTTTGACTGCTTGGAGCAAAGTGGATCGAACCATGCGTGAGAAAGGCCCTTACCCAAGTATTGTTTTCGATGATGCGCTGATTCATCGCGTCTTGTCAGAAATGGGCGGCTGGGTGCTACTCAGCACAAAGCAGGAGGATGAATGGCCGTTTGTACGTAACGAATTTGTTAACCGTTACCGTGGATACCGGATGCGCAGCGAAGTGCCTGACTATCCACCCGTATTGATTGGTCTCGCAGAAATGACAAATCAGCAACTTGGGTTTGAAGTCGTACCGCCGTTGCTCGTCGGCAGTGCTGCCATGGCGCAGCAAGTTATGCGCCAAGGAACCGATCAACCGCTGCTTGAATTCACACCGCTAAATGTAAAAAATTTACCCGTACTTTTACAAAACGAAGCTCAACAAATCGCTGCTTAATCTTCTCCATTTCAAACAGAAAAATGCTCAATGCAATCACCTTCACGATCCCAGGCCAGCCCATTGCCAAAGGCCGTGCGCGTTCGTGTATCCGTAACGGCCACATCGCGCACTACACCCCAGAAAAAACCGTACGATATGAAAACCTTGTGAAGCTTGCTGCTCAGAAAGCGATGGACGGACAAAGCCCCATCGAATCTGCCATAGTGCTGATTGTGCGAGCATTCCTACCGATTCCAACCAGTTGGAGCCTTAAAAAACAGCAAGCAGCAGCAATCGGCGAAGTCACGCCTACCAAACGCCCTGACCTGGATAACATTGTCAAAGCAGTTAAGGACGGTGCGAACGGTGTCACCTGGAAAGATGATTCACAGGTCATCGACGTACACGCCAGCAAGCGATACGGTACGCCCCGTGTTGAAGTCGAGGTGAGGATCAGCGAATGAAGCAAAGCTCAGGTTCATGGCGGCTTATTCCCGAGTGGGTCGAGTACGAAATACAAAATTGGGCTCGCTGGTGCTGGTCTGGCCCCTGGCCGCATCCTCTGCCTCCTACGCAGTGTGCTTCGGCTGAGCGTTACTATCGTGCGCCAAGTGATTTAGGCGAGGCCGAAACGCCCCCTTCTCCACCCTACGCCCCGAATGCCGAAATTGTGCAACGGGCTTATGTAGCGATGCTGAGACAGGAGCAAGACGTAATGAAAGCTGAGTACATTCATCCGTGGGAGTCTGGCCGAATACACTATGGCAGAACGGGTGCTGCGCGCCAATTAAAAATGTCGCTGGCCACTTATGAGACGATTTTACGGAGCGGGTGTTTTCGAATCGAAAGGGCATTTGGATGAAATATGCACGGGAAGTCATCGAATTGATGAGTGCCTACCCTGGACGAAATTTTAGAAAGAGAGAAATCGTCAAGTATGTTTACCCATGCACTCAAAATACCAAAGAGAAAAATGCGATTAATCGGGGCGTGCTGTACGTATTAGATTGGCTGATTATGACTGGCTCAGTGCTCAAAACCCCGCCCCGCTCTGGTAATGGAAGTTATGCCCTTTACCGCTGGCAAACCGCGAAATGAAGTATTTGCAAACCACTACAAAAACCACGAGAATGGCGGTGGAAAAATCCGCCCTTAAGATTCAGCTGCTTTTCTGAGCGCTTTTTACTGGATGTTTTCCCCTCATTTTCAGCCTCAGGCAGCCTACAAGCTGCTTTTTTTATGCCTGTTTGCTTTTACCTTAACAATGGCTCGGACCAGCAAATACACATCTGTTATTGCATGCTGAAAAACCAGTTAGCACAGTTACACGAGAGACTCCACGCGATCGCCTGTCATTGAGTACGTTGGCAATGGAGCAGTTTCACATTGAAGCTGCCAATAGGATTCTGGCGCGTGAAGATCGGAGAGCAGCTCAGCCTTGAACAAGGCAATCTGGCTAGTATAAGCGCGTGTAGCCATAGCTTTAGCCTCAGCACCTGCTGACACATCAAGCAAATTGACACGTCGTGCGAGCAAACCTTGTGCGTGCCAGTTAGACCGCCGCTCAGCAACACGATGAATATCACGCCGGTAAAGCGCCTCCTCGTAAAAGAACCATGGCCGCTGATCTTTTTCACGCTGGAACAATTTTAGTGCTGCATCATGTACTAATATATGATCACTATGAGACAGGCCAAATGGGGCCACTACACCGACATCAGAATAAGTTTCAAGCACGGCAACGAGTCGTGCAGCAATAGCATCCGCAGTGCACGACACGTTGTACTGATCATCAAGGAAATCAAGCCATACGGCTTGCGCGCCCAGTATGCTGACGGCGTGACGGTCCTCTTCGCGACGTGCACGTACCGCTTCGTCCGCGGTAACGAAACCAGCACTTTGATCCCAGGATGGTGCAGGCGTACCGCACGGAGGAATGCCCGCGAATACTGTTACCAAGATAGAGCCAGGCATCATAGCAAGTAAACGGCCACAACTAAATACGCCATCATCAAGATGGGGGGAAATTACTAGCCAACGCTTTGCCGAAGCTACCATATCGATATACTCCATTGGTATTTCTAATATGAGTGAATTTTTGATTTTATTTGATTTTCAAAGTTTTTTGGGGCCGAAGGTATTGAATCGGGGAAACATGTGAAATCCATAAACTTACTTTAATGGCTTTTTTGCAAGCCATTCACTCAATCACCTTTTATTCGAGGGTAGCCCAAAAAGCTACTTTCTCTTTTTTCTAAATGGCGCGACCTAGCAAATACACGATAGCCGTTGCGACAAAGATTTGTGAGCGCTTAATGGTGGGTCAAAGCCTACGCTCCATATGCGCGCAAAAGGATATGCCCTATCAAGCGACCGTGTATCGATGGCTCACGCAATCTGAGTCATTTCGAGATCAATACGCACGCGCACGCGAGGTACAAGCGGATACGTTGGCCGATGAGGTTTTAGATATTGCCGATGACTCTACTCAGGATATGCAGATTGACGAACAAGGCAATGAACGCGTGCGCCACGAAGCCGTGCAACGTTCTAAACTCCGCGTCGATGCGCGTAAATGGCTCGCCGGTCAATTAGCGCCTAAGAAGTATGGCGACCGCATCCAGCAGAATATCAGCGGCGCAAATGATGGCCCGATTGAACAAAAAATTACCGTCGTCGATGAAGCCAAAGTCAAAGCCACCGTCGCCAAACTTGAAGAAAGTTGTTGAGCTTGACTTAGCGAAATTGATAATATGGAGTCATACAGGGGTTATGCTCGCTCCATGTAATATATTTACTTAAGAGACACAACGCGATTGCATGCTGATATGAGTATTAATAAAATTTCAACCGAAATTCTTTTTAAAATTATTAGAAACGTTCCGATTGAAGAGCGTGATTCTATCGCATTGGTATCAAAAAAATTTAAAGCGATAGTCGATGATAATTCTCTTTGGAAAGATTTCATAAAACCGACCCATCTTCCTGCGGCAGAAAATCAGGGAAGAAAGGTCTTTATGAGTAATCTTTCCGCCAGAAAATTTGAATATATTCAGTCTGATGAGAAGGGGAGAATTTTATATAATAAATTGTGTAAACTTTCTGCTGAGCAATTAAGAGACGAAGCTAAATCTGATAGAAAAGTAGCTGAATTTATATTAAGCAATAAATTCTTTTATGAAAAAATAATAAAAAATGAATGCGGAAGCGACTACTTGGTTGATATTTTAATCTCCCAACCAAAAATAGCTTTTACTCTTCTACAAGAAAAAAGGCTCTACGAACATCTTTCGGTTACTTATCGTCATAAAAAACAAACTATATTAGGCTTAAAAGAAGTGGCGCTTGCTGATGAAGAAATAGCCAAAATCATTCTTAATAATGAAGATTTATATAAAAAATTTCTAATTGATCGATACGCACGAAAACATTTAATAGACGTTATTCTAAAACATAATAAATTAATCGGAATTGTCACAAATAAAACTGAGTTATGTAAGGCTCTCGATATACCGAACGGAGCCAACGCAACACAGATCCTTGACTTGCGTAGAAAACGGCTCTTTTTATCAGAATTAGGAAGCTGCCCTTATTAAAGGCTGGGAAGACTAGCTATGGCATCACAGTGAACCCGCTGAACCAAAGCTCGTCGTCACTGACGAAGTGTCGGTTAAAGCAATAATTTTATATTTTGAAGACTGAGATTGATCCAGCATTGATTCGCGTAGTTGCTAGAGTCAAGTGCGAGCTCGATCATTTATTCTTTACTCGGTATTTCTTTAAGCACCGCCAGGGCATTCCGTTTCATCTGAACTGGCACCATGCGTTGATTGCCGATACGGTGCAGAAAGTCATCGATGGCGAGTTGAAGAATGTTGTGATTAATGTGCCGCCAGGCTCCTCCAAAACTGAGCTGGTGGCGATTAACTTGATCGCACGAGGCCTAGCCTTAAATCCGCGTGCTCGGTTTCTGCACATTTCATACTCTGACGATCTGGCCTTACTCAATTCTGAAATGGCGCGAGAGATTATCCGTAGCGTGGAATATCAAGCGCTGTGGCCGCTCGCGATTGCTCAGGATGCTAAGAGTAAAAAGCGCTGGAATGTGCTTTTAGACGGCAAGAAGGCTGGAGGCGTCTATGCGGTGTCATTGGGTGGGCAAATTACCGGTTTTAGAGCCGGCCACATGGCTCCAGGCTGGCAAGGCGCACTCATCATTGATGACCCGCTTAAAGTCGAGGATGCGTATAGCAAAGCCGCACGCGATAAAACGAATCGTAAACTGGTCTCGACCGTTAAAAGCCGTAAAGCCCAGCCCGATACCCCGATTGTCGTCATCATGCAGCGCTTAGCGCAGGAAGACCCTACCGGCTTTATCCAAATGGGCAAAGTGCCAGGCGATTGGACTTTTGTTTCGATTCCCGCTCTGTTGGATGATGCGTATGTGGCCGCTTTACCTTCTGGCTACCGAGACAAGATAGACACCTCACAACGAGATGAACACGGACGGTTTAGCTACTGGCCCTATAAAGAGCCGCTCAATGATTTATGCGCGCTGGAGCAGGCGGATCGCTATGTGTTCACGAGCCAGTACCAACAGCAGCCTAGAGCGTTGGGTGGGGATTTAATCAAAAGCGAATGGTTTTCATATTACGAAACACCGCCTCGTATACGCTTGCGTAAAGTCTTTGCCGATACCGCGCAAAAGACCGCGGAGCACAACGATTACAGCGTGTTTCAGCTATGGGGCTTGGGGGAAGATAACCGACTCTATCTGCTCGATCTCATTCGCGGCAAATGGCCCGCACCTGAACTCAAGCGTCGTGCGATTGCCTTTTGGAATCAGCACAAGGCCTATGACCATAAGACCAGCGCACCATTAGCGCAAATGTTGGTCGAGGATAAGTCCTCAGGCACAGGGCTAATTCAAGATATTCAAGAAGATGGGCGTATCCCTGTTAAAGGCATTCCTCGTGGCACCGACAAGCTCACCCGCATCATGGGCGTGCTGGCTTACATTGAGTCAGGACGCATTGCACTTCCCAAAACAGCGCCTTGGGTCAAAGATTTTATTGCCGAATGCGAGGCCTTCACGGCCAATAACACGCATGCACACGATGACCAGATTGATCCGATGATTGATGCGATTACCGATTGTTTAGCGAAAAGCTCGGATTGGTCGGGATGGAGTTAAGTTGAAAGTTTAGAAAGGGGGCACTCAGCATTCCAAGAAGATATGAGGAGAACTTCCAGTGAGGTAGGAACACCAAGCGCCCGACCATCATTATACACAACACTACCATTTGGGTTAAATTTTATTAAATCAATGTAAATTTAAAATGCGCTCTTCCAAGAAAGTCAAGCGAGCGAAACCTGCATTGACCGGCCAAGTCACGCCCACTCAAGATAGCCTCACCAATCTCGTCGCAGGCCTGATGAATAGCCGCGACAAGATGGCGTATAACCATTATGCGTTTCGCAAAACGATTAGCCGCAGCGAACTCGCCACGATGTATCGCTCTAACTGGCTGGCTCGCAAAATTGTGGATGCCCCCGCTGAGGATATGACGCGGGAATGGCTGAGCCTCGAGACCAAAGATGAAAGCAGCAAGGATAAGCTTGAAGCTGCCGAAAAGCGTTTTAAGCTGGTGACGCTCTTAACGAATAATCTCAAATGGGGTCGGCTCTTCGGCGGCTCAGCGCTCTACATGAGCTTAGCGGGCGAAGATCCTGAGATGCCGTTAGAGATTGAACGTATCCGCAAAGGTGCACTCCAGGGCTTTCTCGTTCTGGATCAACACCAACTTACGGCGGATAAGCAACCTTCCTTGGTTGACTTAAACCGCCCCGAATATTGGCGGCCGGAGCATTATCGCGTTGCCGATACCCAGCAAATCATTCATGCCAGCCGCCTTATCTTCTCCGATGGCGCGCTGGTGCCGGTCAGTGATTTAAAAAACCAAGGCTTTTGGCACGATAGCGTACTGCAAGCCCTTTACGACGAGCTACAACGCGGCGATACGGTCGCCAGCGGCACCGCCAGCATGTTCTTTGAAATGTGCGTCGATATTTTAAAAATTGAGGGACTCACGAACAAGCTGAATAGCGATGAAGGCACACGCGAAGTCCAGAAGCGCTTTGAAGTCACCAATACGGCCAAATCTTTTAACCGGATGATGCTGCTCGATAGCGCCGATGACTATCAGCAAAAAACTATCAACTTTGGCGGAGTCAGCGAAGTCGCTACGATGTTTTTACAGCGTATTTCAGGCGCTGCGGACATTCCCGCGACACGTCTATTGGGCCAATCGCCAACCGGCATGAGCGCCACGGGGGAAAGCGATATTCGTAATTACTACGATGCGCTTAAAGCCAAGCAAGAAAACATTTTACGTCCTCAAGTCGAAAAGATTTATGACGTGATGGCGATGTCGGAACTCGGCCGTCCGCTCAAAGATTTGGTGATTGAATTTAATCCACTCTGGCAATTGTGTGAAGCGGAACGCGCCAACGCTGAAAAAATCCGCGCTGAGACCGATCAAATTTATCTGATGCAAGGGGTGATTCACGAAGCGCATAGCCTCAAACGCCTCAAAGCGAATGATACCTATGCGATTACCGATGAAGATTTAGACGAAGCGCAGGCACTCGCGCAAGAATTAGATACACCCGATGAACCTAATACTACCCGCCCTGATCAAGGCACACCTCAAACACACGACAAAACGCCAGTCTAAGCGCCCTCGCGTACTACGATCAGCAAAACTCAACCGTCGAGCCGAAGTCGCTTACCGCAATCAGTTGTTGAGCCTGGTGAAACAGATGCATCAGCGCGTTAAAGAAGAGATTTTGCCGATCTTGAAAGAACCAGAGGACGGCTATACGCAGGATGCGTTATCAGAATCGCTGGTTCAACGGATGCAAGCCGCGTTAGAGCGTGTGTCCCGGGCCTTTCTAGCGTTGATTGCCCGAGCACACCGTTGGGCGCACCGCATGGTTGAGCAGGTCGATGAAGACAACCGCACGGCGCTGATTGGCACTATTCGCTATGCCTTTGGCATCGATATCGCCCCATTACTGAACGTTCCGACGCTCAATGCACCTTTGCAGTTGGCAATGGCAACGAATGTGCACTTAATCCAATCGATTCCACAGCGTTACTTTGAATCACTCCGCACCTCGGTTTTAACTGGCGTTCTGGAAGGACGCCGCTACACCGAGCTGGCTAAGGATATTCAGAAGCTGACCGGTGCAACCGAAAAGCGGGCACGCCTGATTGCCCGAGACCAAACCGCTAAAACGCATGCGGCGATTGCCCAAGCCCGACAAACGGCACTCGGCATCACCGAATACGAATGGCAAACCAGTGGCGATGAACGCGTGCGAGACAGTCACGCGGACAACGATGGCAAACGATTTAAATGGGAGAACCCACCCGAGTCCGGCCACCCTGGTCACGATATTGCTTGTCGCTGTGTCGCCTTACCCATTATCGACTTAACATGATTGAAATTTTAGATAGCTTGCCCTCTGAGCGAAGATACACGCCAGAGGGTTTTTTAATTGCGCCCGCCAAGCTCGCACGCTGCGGCATTCAGCCGTATCGCGCCGTCGAGTTTTCTGACGGAACCGGCGATCCGATGCGCATTCTCAATATCTATCGCCCGCCTGAAGAAGTCTTTGCGCCCGACTCTCTGGCGTCTTATGAAGGCGCGCCGCTCACGAACGACCATCCACCCTCTTTCTTTGTCAACGCAGATAACTGGCGGCATTTGGCGCTGGGCTTTGTACGCAATATCCGGCAGCAAGAGGGGTATGTGATCGGTGATTTAGTGGTGCAGGACAAAAGCACCATTGCTCTGATTGAAAGCGGCAAGGTGGGGCTCTCCGCAGGCTATCAATCTCAAAAAGATATGACGCCTGGCATCACGCCCGATGGACAGCCCTATGACGGCATTCAAAGAAATATTCGCGTCAACCATATCGCACTCACACGCACCCCTCGTTGCGGTCCCACTTGCCGCATTGAAGATTCTAACTCTCATGGAGAACTCCTTATGTCTGACACACCCGATCAAACTCATGAAACCACTGCGGCTCAGCCACAGGACACCCCGACGCCCTGCCATGACTGCGGCGAGATACAAAATCAAATGGATGCGCTGACTGAAACGATTAAAAAGCTTGAAGCCGAAAACCAGACACTCCGCCAAAAGGAAGCGACGCCGGCAGTACGCGATGCCTGGATTGCCGATTGGGCTGAAACGGTGACCGATGCTAAGCAGTTAATGCCCACGATCACGACGACCGATAAAAGTTGTCATGCGATCCGGCACGAAGTGGTTAAGCAGCTTTATCCGAAGCACAAACCCGTGGTCGATGCGCTGTTAGCCGGACACACCCTCGATAGTGCCGACGATGCGATGATTCAACGGGCTTTTAAGGTGTTAAGCGCTCTGCCTCAAAGCACCCCACGCCGTGATCCGGTTCTGGACGCACTGAACACGCAAATGAACACTGATAGCACACCGTTAGATTCAAAGGCCGCCCGCACGAAATACATTCAAGGGCTAGAAACCACCCATACCGCTTAACTTTTTTATTCAATTAGGAGTTTTTTTTATGTCAATTCAACTCGCCGACTATGGCGATGCACAGCTCGAGCGGGGTATCCCTGGACTCGAAGCCGATAATGGCCCCAACAGTATTGTGAACCGCCGTAATGCCAGCACCGCTGAGATTGACTTTGGCGTAGCCATAGCTGCAGGCGCTGACGCAGATACTGCGGTGTTGCCTTCTACAGGTTGCCGCATCATCGGTTTAAGCGTGCGCCACGCTACGATGCAAGCGGATAAAAGCGGTAACGTCAGCTATGCGCCCAAAGCCACCATACCCGTCATGGAAATCGGACGACTATGGGCGATCCCCAAAGATCCTGTCAGTCCAGGTGACGCGGTGACGACCGATGCGACTGGCGCACTCTCTACGGGCGGCACGATTCCAGTGCCTGGCGCTCTATGGGAAACCCCAGCCGCGGCCGGATCAATTGCGCGCGTGCGGATTAACCTCCTCCCCTCTATGCCCGCCGCCTCCAGTACGTCTAAAAAGACGACATCAACCCAGGTTGAATAAGCCTTCCATTCACTTTTTTTTTACAACACTATGTCGAATACCAATACACACTTGGCCTATGCCCTTGGCCGCACCTCTCTTTTCCAAGACACTAGCTTTTTCCAAGATTCGTCTCAAGCGCTGGCTTTCTTAACCGGACAACTGGAATCCGTTGAAACCCAAATCTATCAAAAAAAGCGCGCCCCTCTAGATTATGAAGCGCTGCTACCGATCTCCACTTCTGCCGGTCAATGGGCCACCTCAATTACCTATCGCATGAAGGATTTTGCCGGTCAAGGCAAACGTCATAGCGGCAAAGGGGGCGATATTCCACGCGTCGATGTTTGGTACAGCGAAAAAACCATCCCGGTTGTCTCCGCCGCGATTGGCTATTCCTATACCTTTGACGAACTCCGCAAAGCCGCCAAATTGAATCTTGCCTTGGATCAAGATCGGGCGGAAACCGCTTTCTATGCGTATCGCGCCCACTTAAATCAAGTCGGCCTGTTTGGTGAGGAAGAACTCACGGGCTTATTCAATTCGCCTGTTGTCCCGCAAGCGCAAGCCGGTACCGGAACTTGGTCTACCGCCACACCTGAGCAGATTTTAAAAGATATTAACGATGCCATTTCCCAGGTTTGGATTCAGACCCGACGCAATAGCACCGCCAATACAATCATTTTGCCTGGCTCTCACTATTCTCTTCTTGCCAGCACGCCGCGCAGCAAGGGATCGGATAAAACCATTTTGCAGTATGTGCGCGAGAATAATATCGCCAAAGCCGAAAGGAATATCGACATCGATTTTAGAGGCGGTCTTGATCTAGATCGAGCGGGTCAAAATCAAAGCACTCGGATGATGGTTTACGAGAAAGATAAAGTTAATCTCGCCTTTCATATCCCGATGCCTCTGATGTTCCATACGCCTGAGCAACGCGGTTTAGAATTACTCGTTAACGGCGAATACAAATACTCCGGCGTGGAATTTCGCTATCCGAAATCGGCTTTGTATATCGATGGCGTTTAAATGGCTATTAAACCGGCTGACGTTAAAGCGCGCTTTCCTGTGCTCGATGCAGTAGAGGATGCGCAGCTTCAACTGTTGATTGATGATACGCGCCCCTTCTTTAATATCGAACGCTGGGGCAAGTTTTACCCGCGGGGGGCCTGTCTATTGGTCGCGCACTTTTGGACCCTACAGCAGAAAGTAAACAAGGGCGAAACGGCTCCGATTCATGCCGTGACGTCTCGTAAAGCGGGCGAGGTTCAGCTTAGCTATGCCCCACCTACTGCACTCGATGCGCAAGATGCGTGGCTCGCGAGCACCAGCTATGGCCAACAATACCTTGGCTTGCGCAAGCAGGTGGGCTTTGGTGCGCTCGTGGTGTGACGATGAACTTTTCTAAATTGGATGGTCTGCTCAATCGAATCAAAGCGTTGGGCCAGAAAGAAATCTGTGTCGGCGTCATCGCTAAAACTGCGCCACGCAAGGATCAAAAAGCCCGCTTCAGTAACGCTCAAATTGCTGCTGTGCATGAATTTGGCGCACCCAACAAAGGCATTCCGGCCAGGCCCTTTTTAAGATCGACGTTGATTCGAAATAAGCAAACCTATACCGATACACTCGCCACACAGATGCGCAAGTCGGTGAGGCAACAGCAATCGGCCGAGCAGGCGTATCAGCAGGTGGGCTTTAAAGCGGCCCTAGATGTGCAACATGAAATCCGGCACGGCACCCATGCGCCCCTCAAAGCCTCAACGATTCAGCGCAAAAAGTCCAGCCAGCCGCTGATTGATATCGGCCAACTGCACCAGTCGATCACCTCTATCGTGCGAGAGGTCAATGAATCTTAAGGGGCTCTTTGATGAAAGCGAGCTGACGCAACGTCTTACTCTTTCCCGCCGCTATGGTCAGCACCATCCCGACCATGGCGAGTGGTTAGAGCGCTATTACCTGCTCGAGATCACCGCGATTGTCTATCCCGCCGGTCAGGACGATCTTTTAAAGCTTTCTGAAGGCGAACGCTATTTGCCCGCGATTCGGATTTTGAGCCAAGACCCCCTGATCGAAGGCGATATTGCATTGCATCAAAATCACCGCTGGCGCTTAACTCAGTTGTCTAACTTCTCTCACTATGGCTACTACGACGCAACAGCAGTTCGACATGAAGGGACTGCGCAGCCTACTACGAGAGGTTTTGTCGTTACCTAGTGGCGCGGTACGACCCAGTTATCAGGCTGGACCGGCCGGCACTGAACCCTGTGTGATTGTTTCTGTGCTGACTTCGGTTGAAATCGGCACCACCCGACAAGAGTTTGATGGCGCACGTGAGATGGAGCGCTTAAGCACTGCACGGCTTACCACCGTATCGATTGAAGCCTATGGAAATAACGCCTACGCACTCATGCAAACGCTCATGACGCTGTTACAGGCCAGCTCGACGCAAACCATGATGCGCAATCGCCTCAACGCCGGTTTAGTCACCCTCTCGCCGTTACGCGATTTAACAACCATCGTTGGCGCAGGACCCGAAGAACGCGCTCAGTTTGATGCCACTTTCTCGCACTCTGATTGCGTTGAGATCGATTTAAAACGAATTGAGCATGCCTCCGTTCTGACGCGCTCAGATATTTAATTTTTTGGAGAATTTATATGGCGACTTCGCTGCCTCTTAGCGAAATTATCAATGTTCAATTGAACGTTCAACCCCTCGCCCCCAGCCGACGGGATTTTGGCGTGTTGAATCTAATGACCCCTGAAGCCGGTCAGGTGTTTAATGACGCCCATACGCTGTATGCTGAATTTGCGAATGCTAACAGCGTTGAGCAAGCCTTTGGTAGCCATAGCACCACCGCTCAGGCCGCTCGCCTCTTCTTTGCTCAAACCCCACGCCCTAAACGCCTGGTGGTTTCGCGCTGGGTCCGTATCAAACGCACATTAGCGGCAACCCAATCTAAACTCTATGGCGGACCGATGACCGCCACGTTAGAACAACTCAAAGCGATCTCTGTTGGCTATTTCTCGATTAAGGTCGGTTCCTCCCTTAAAAACTACTCCAAAATCAATCTTTCTAGTGCCAATACGCATGAAGAGATTGCAACCCTGATCACCGCTAAAACCTCCGCCGATAAACTCACTGTGCGTTGGGATAGTACGGGCCAGCGCTTTATTGTCGAAGCGGATCAAGCCGGTGCAAGTCGCACATTAAGTTTAATGAACAGCGATGGGCAGCCGCTGACGGTGAGTAGCTCGCCGTCCTATTTGGGTACCCTCCTTAAATTGGATAGCGCCGATGCCTATTCAGTCGCCGGCACCGATGCCGTCACCCTTGAAGCACAATCTCTCACCGAAGCACTCTCACAGCTTGAGGCCCGCTTTAATCACTGGTATGCCCTGAATATTCTGCACCCCTTAACTGATGTCCAAATCAAAGAGGTCGCCAATTGGGTCCTCGCTGCCGATAAAAAGATTTTGGGGATCACCACCTCCAACCCTCAGCACCTGGAACCCTGCTTTTTAAATGTATTTAAGCAGTTGGCCGATCAGAAGAATGATCGCGTCGTCGCTTTGTATGACAAAGATAATCCCCATGCAGTTTTGAGCTGGCTCGCGCGTGCTTTATCCGTGAACTTCGCGGGGAATAACACGACGATCACGATGAAGTTCAAGCAACTGCCTGGCGTCACCCCCCATCCGCTCACACTCACTGAGGCCAATCAATGCAAGGCTTTAGGCATCAACTATTACACCTATTTCGATGAAACCGCGATGGTTGCCGAAGGGACTGTACTCGGCGGGCGCTTCTTTGATGAAATGCACAGCCTCGATTGGTTCGTTGATGCCGTGCAAAAAGAAGTCGTCGCCACGTTACACCGCAGCCCCACCAAGATTCCGCTGACGGATGCCGGCACGCATCAGCTCTTAGCGGCCGTTGAAAGCGTCTGCCGCGAAGGCGTGCGCAATGGCGCGTTTGCCGCAGGGGTGTGGCGGGGTGATTCGTTTGGGCATTTACACACCGGTGAGCGACTTGAAGAGGGCTTTTATGTCTGGGTCGATACCGTTGATCGTCTCTCCAGCAGTGACCGTGAAGCCCGTAAAGCGCCCCCGATTCAAGTGGCGCTCAAACTCGCTGGCGCAATTCATGCCGCTGACATTCTTGTGAACTTTGATCGTTAATTCCTATGAGTACTACTTTTAGTCCCCGCGAGGTCTCTGTTTTAATCAATGGCGTCCGGCTCTCCGATTGGAGCGACGGCAACGATGTGATTCAGGCGAAATTGAATGCCGATGCTGGCAGCTACACGATGGGCGCGAATGGCACCGGCGTGTTTATTGCGAATCCCGATCAGTCCGGCACGCTGACTCTCAAGGTGAAACAGCATAGCCCCGATAACCATTATTTAGATCGTTTATTTAAGCAACAACGCTCAACCATCAAAACCTTTATTCCCTTAACCCTTTCGATTGTCGATTTATTGAATGATGACAAAGTCAGCGGCTTAAACGGCTATTTCACCACCGCCCCCGACTATACCCGCGGCATGGGCCATAACACCACCACTTGGACCCTCGTTTTTGAGCAACTCACGATTACTTTAGAAAAAGGTTTAAAACACGCATGAACCCACATCAATTCGAACTGGATAGCATCACGTACCGCATGACGCCCGCTAACGCGATGGCCGGCTGGGCCGCCTTAAAGCAAGCCGGTAAATTACTTGAAGGGATTAAGGTGTCGCCGGAGAGTCAGGGTGAGATCGAAATCGGTACGCTCTTAGCCCATTTAGGCAGCCCGCAAGTCGCTGAGATCGAGCGCCTGATTTATGAACATACGACTGTTCAGAAGAGTCAAGATAAGCCGTTCCGGTTATTCCATCAGCTTGAAGTTCACTTTAATCAACATCGCTCGCACCTCATTCGCGTTTTGCTGGAGGGCTGTAAGGTGCAATTCGCCGATTTTTTCAAAGGGGGCGCTTGGAACAGTCTAAGCGCCCTCATGCCCACGCCGGTTCAGACCTAATCGACTGGTTTATTTGGCTACCCATCATGCGCAAGTACTGCACATTGCACGAGTTACGCACCCTATATACGTTGTCTGACTTGGTCGAGTTTCATCAAACCATAGCGCAGTGGGACACCATTCAAACCGAATTGACTCAAAGCACCCATGGTCGTTGATGAATTTCTCTTTAAGCTTGGCGTCGTCGCGGATCTAAATCAGGCCAAACAATTCCGTAACGCCTTGTCTGATGTCGCCCGCAAAGCTTCAATTGCTACAACCGCCGTTAGCGTACTGGCGGGTGGTCTCACCGCTTTCTTTGCCAAAGCGTTGAACGGCCTCAATACGCTGAATCAAGCGGCACGCGAAACCGGCGTCAGCGCTGAATATTTACAGCAGCTCGGCTTTGCTGCGGCGCAAAATGGCGCGTCTCTTGAAGCGGCCATGGCCTCCGTGCGCGGACTCTCTAAAGTCATCGGTGAGGCAGCGGATGGGATAGGACGAGGTGCGCGCGCTTTTGAGCATTACGGCTTAAGCGCCAAAAACGCCAATGGCTCGATTAAATCCGTCACGCAGATGATGGGGGAATTGCAGGACAAAATGCAGCGCCTCTCGGATCCTCAGCGCAGCGCCTTCTTACAAAAGATGGGCATCGATGCGGCGATGGTGCAAACACTACGCCTATCCAAAGCTGAGCTGCACGCGCTGATGCAAGAGGCACAGGATTTAGGGATAGCCACGCAGGAGCAAGCGGATAGGGCTTCTGCCTGGGGCGATGCAATGACCCGCATGGGCTGGATATTCAAGTCTTTACGGACACAAATCGCGTTAGGCTTAGCACCTCAGTTACTTCTACTTGCGGATCGCTTCAAAGCCTTTTTGTTACGCAATAAAGAACTCATTCGGGATGGGCTGCGCCGGTTCATTGACATCCTCTTTGCTACGGTACAAGCGCTGGTTCATACAGGGTCTGCGATGGATCGCGTGATCCGTCATACGATTGGCTGGAAAGCGGCTCTATGGGCTTTGGTCGGTGTCTTAGCTTGGGTTAAACGCGCGACGATGGCTGCATTTGTCGTCAATCCCGTTGCGTGGCTCGCTGCGGCTATCGCAGGGCTAATTGTCTTGATCGATGACTTGATGACCCATCTCCGAGGCGGTGAAGCCTCTTTGGCCAGATTTTGGGATTGGCTTGGAAACGGGATCAACTATGCCCAAGAAGCTTTTGCTCAATGCTGCAACTATTTAACTCGGTTTCAAAAGACGCTGGCGCAGGTAGCCAGCAAAATTAAAGCTCTTATCAATTCAACCTGGGCACAGCTCGATCAATTGATTCGTCAAACTTGGAAAAGCCTTTTAGCCAAAAGTACCGCACTTGTTGCCCGTCTTAAAACGCTATTTCTCTCGCTCTTGGAATCAGCTCGCACGCTATGGCTGAATATCACGGATGGCATTGCATACGCTTTTGAAACCGCGTTCAATCGCGTACAGCGCGCCTGGGATAGCGTCTTTGGATGGATCTCTAAAGGCTGGGCTAAACTGCAAGCGAGCTTTCGTTGGATCGGCGAAAAATTGAATTTGACCCAGGGGATCGATATTGCTCAAGCCGTCAACTTGGCTTCGGCTTCCGCTCATCCAGCGGCAAGCCAGGTGATCCAGCATCACTCTAATCAGGCCAACCGGACCCAGCAAAATACTGTTAATCAAGACATTAAGATCCATATCGCCTCTTCCGATCCCGTCGCAGCAGGCCGCGCCACCGTGGATGCACTGCGTCAACAGCGCATTGCCACGCACAATAGCCACAGTGCGGCCAAACTATGACGGTCTCGGTGCTACACCGCCGCATCGGCACCGTCACGTTGGATGCAACGCTCGCTGAGCAACATCAGTCGGTTTTACGCATTTCTGAAAACCCGATTGAATCCGGTGCGCTGATTGCCGATCATGCGGCGCTGGAGCCAAAACAAATTACGATCACAGGCATTGTGACCGATTACCAGCCACCGCCCGCGATTCCAACCGGCATGATGGGGTCGCTGCTGCGCCAAAGTCCAGACTTTTTTAATCAGCTCCCTTTGCCGACTGAGGTTAAGTCGGTCACGCTGCAATCCGCCTCGCGGATACGGCGCGAACTCGGCTCTGCACACAATGTTCAGCAGAGTACCGCTACGGCTCTTCAACAAGTCCGACCCTTAGCGCCATGGTTGCCGATTGGGTCTGGAATTGATTCAACTGCCAGTAACGAGCGTGTTCAGCAGGTCTATGAAGCCTTACTGGGCTTACAGAGGTCAGTCGAAACCATCGAAGTTATGACTGGTGCCAGGCTCTACAGCAATATGCTGCTACAGGCGATTAGCCTAAATCAACTGCAAGAGGGCGTGGCGGAATTCACTTTGACCTGCCGAGAAATTGTGATCGTCAATACGCACGCCATCGCAGGCATCAAACGGGCTTCTGGACGAGCCGGCAAGCAAGCGGCCTCTAAAACGCAAAAAGGCAAAGTGCAGCTCCAATCAGCAGATAAAAAGAAGTCTTTGCTGAAGCATCTATTGGGCTAAGCCATGCATTTGATCCCCGTTGATTCCGCCCCGTATCAAGAAATGACAATTGCGTTTAAAGCACATGCGTTACGCCTCACGCTACGCTACAACAGCCTCGCCGACTATTGGGCGCTGGATGTCTTCGATTTAAAGCGTGAACGCTATACCGCTCAAGGGCAGCCACTGGTTGTGGGTGTGCCGATTTTATGGCGCAGGCCTATTGATTATTGCTTCATCCTCACCGATGAAAGCGGTATCGGCCTTGATCCAGTCGGCGGGGAAGATTTAGGCCAACGTTGTTTACTTTACATTGCGGATAAAACGCAGATTCCTCTATGAAACAATTTGGCCGACGCTATCAGTTGGCGCTGAGCAATCCAAACGATGGTGTGTTGATTGATGCGCTACGCGTCTCGTTTGACATCACCAAAACCATTGACGCGAAGCCCAATCCCGCTCAGCTCTGCATTTGGAATCTGAATCGCACACATCTCAATCAGCTCTTAAGTGGCACATTTAAACGGATCGCTTTATCGGTGGGTTATGCGGAGTTGCGCTTACTGTATACCGGCGACATCCTCAAAGCCACGCTGCAACGCGATGGACTGGATTCGATTCTGGTGTTGGAGTGTGCGGATGGCGATACCGATTATTGTACTGCACACGTTTCGCTCACCCTCAAAGCGGGTACATCCGATCAACAGGCGATCCAGCAACTTGCGCAATCGCTCGGCCATACAAAGCCAGGAACAATCGCTCCAAGCCGACCCAATGGCCTGCCTCGTGGGCGCGTCTTTTGCGGCAATACCCGCGATGCATTGAGTCAAATCGCTCAGGCCAATCAGGCCGACTGGTCGATTCAAGATGGTGAATTGCTGATGCTGCCTGCCCAGCAGGTGTTAACGGATGAAGTTACTTTGGTTTCACAAGACACCGGCATGATCGGCGCACCTGAAGCCAGCGAAGACGGCTTGATAGTGACCACTTTACTGAATCCCGCCATTCGTATCGGCAGCTTAGTGAGAGTGCACTCTCTCACTGAATCGTTCAATGGTGAGTATAAGGTCGTCAGCATCTCGCATTGCGGCGATGCCTATGGCGATGAATGGCTCACCATGATGACAGCCATAGGAGGAAATTTCACTCCCCTTCATCAACAGGATAGACAAAAATGAAATGGCATACGCCTTCCCTCGATGCCACCATTGAAGCCAGCATCACCACCGCACTCAAAAAGCTGCATGTCGCCTTGCCGGGTCGAATTGTGAGTTTTGATCCCAGCACGCAAACCGCTTCCGTACAGCCCTTGATCGAGCAGATTTTACAGAACGAGCAAGCCGCGCCTCTGCCCATGCTCACCGATGTGCCAGTGCACTTTCCACGCGGCGGGGCCTTTGTACTCACCTTTCCTGTGGCTCCAGGCGATGAATGCCTCATTCTCTTTGCCGAACGCTGTATCGACGGCTGGTTTGCCAGTGGGCAATCCAGCATTCCACTGGATTATCGCTTGCATGATCTATCCGATGGCTTTGCTTTAGTCGGGTTTTCTTCTTTACCCAAAGTAATTCCCGATTTATCGAATGACGCAATGATGATGCGCACCATCGATGGCAGCGCTTACTTCAAATTGGATCACGCGGGACACATGACGATCAAAGGCACCCAATTAACGATTCAATGCCCCGTCGTCGTTGAACAGCTTTTGACCTACCAAGCCGGCTTAAGCGGTACCGGCAGCGCAGAAACTGGCACGACCATTACCGGCAACATCTCGCATAGTGGTGGTGAGCTGAGTTCCAATGGCGTGACGCTGCACGATCACCGGCATAGCGGCGTCGAAGCCGGCGGGGATTGCTCAGGCGAGCCGCAATGAAAGTACGGCGGCTCGATGCCAACCATGACTGGACCTTTGGACAAGGGCGAGCCAATTATGCAACCCTCGCTGAATCGGTCGCCCAGCGCGTCAAGTCTCGCTTATTGTCGTTTCAGGGCGATTGGTTTTTGGATCTGGAGCACGGCCTACCTTGGCTACCCCACTTTGAGCGGCCTACGGATTGTCGCCAGATTGAACACCGTGTGAAACGCACGATTTTACATACGTACGGTGTACGCGAGCTGCTGAATTTAGAGTTGGAATGGGACGCCAGCACTCGCCGCCTAACGATCACCGCCCAGCTTAAAGATTATGGCGATCAATTGATCAACATCACGAATTAGATTCACCAAAAAGCAAAAGCCCCGAACTGTAACCAGCAGTCGGGGCTTTTTTGTTCCCGCTCTTCAAGCGAGACCAAAACATATGAGAAATAAGGATAAACGATTTACTTTAAAAATACTAGGACTAGCAATGGAAACTGTGAATATTAAAACCGCTGAATTTCTTAAAGTGCTATGGCACACCGCCACGATCATATTTACCGGCATGACCCTGTGTTGCATGCTCGACATTATTAAAACACTCTGCCTGTCTTAAAAAACATGGCTCAGCTCACCGAGCAAGGGTTCATCATTGAGCGATTGGATACCAATCTTGCTCAGCTCGATGCAGGTTTTCGCACGATTTATGGCGCGGACATCAATACCGATCCTGATAGTCCTGATGGGCAGCTCATTGGCCTCATCGCCCAAATTAAAACCGATCTAGAAGAGCTTGCTGAATCCATTTACAAAGCGCTCGATCCCGAAGCTGCCAGCGGCGTTTGGCTTGAACAGCGCGTTGCCTATGCCGGACTCACGCGCAGGCAAGCGCGCTATAGCTATCTACGCAATGCGATCTTGACCGGCACACCTCGTACGTTGATTCCGGCAGGCGCAGTACTCACCGATCCCCATCATCGCCGTTGGATTGTCGTGGCCGATACCACGCTGAATGAAAATGGCTCAGCGCACGCTGATTTAAGAAGCGAAGCACTTGGTGCATTTCCCCTGCCCGCAGAGGCCACTCTATCGATTGAAACACTCTTTTTAGGCTGGCGCTCCGCTCAAAGCAGCGAAGCCGCAGAAGTCGGAGAAGAGGAAGAAACCGATGCTGAGCTGCGACGCCGGTTCTTTATTAGCCGAGCAAAAGCCGCACAAAACTCGGTCGATGGGATGATCGTTAAGTTGCTTCAACTCGCTGATGTTCGGCAAGCCGTCTGTTTAGAAAATGACAGCAATCGAACCGATGCAAACGATGTTCCTGCGCACAGCCTCAATATTATTGTAGAAGGCGGCTCGGATGTCGAGATTGCACAGGTGATCTTTGAGAATAAAACCGCTGGCACAGGGCTACGCGGTTCAGTAGAAACGCAGATTCTCGACAACAAGGGAATGGCACGCTCAATTCGCTTTGATCGACCTGCTGTTGTCGCTTGCGCCGCTTATCTCGAAGTGCGCCGTAACGCCCATTTTACGGCGGTCGACGTTGAGGCCATTAAAGCCACGCTAACAAGAACCGCGTTCAGCATTGGCGAAACCGTGTTGCTCTCGCGCTTATACAGCCCCATCAATACCGTACAGGGGTTTTGGGTAGAAACACTGAACATTGGTCGAAGCGGCGAAACGCTTACCGCCAGCAATATTGAAATCGGTGTGCGTGAGATGGCCCGCTTCGCCCCGACTGATATTGAAGTCGTCGTGCTCTAGGGACCAACGATCATGGCCTATGAACCGCTTCTCATCTGGCAGTATAAAGGCAAGCCCAAAGCACGTGCCACCGTACAACTGATCGATCAATATTTTAGCGACACATGGCAGGGCCTCGCTGATTTACCCAATGCCCTCCATATTGAGACCGCTTCGGGCAAAAATCTAGATTTAGTCGGTCAACATGTCGGCCAATCTCGCATTTTAAAAGGGCTGGCTCCACGCCACTTATTCGGCTTTGAACGCACACCAGGCGCTCAAGGCTTGAGTCGAACCAGTTTAGGCGGCGGTAAATGGTATCGAAAAGGCGATGTCATTACCGATTCCGTCGTGCTCGATGACGATGATTTTAGGTTTCTCATCAAATGCCGCATCGCCAAAAATCATATGACGGGCACCCTCCCTGACATTACACACGCGCTGGATTTTATCTTTGGTGGGCACGCCACTGTTTATGACCAGTACGACATGAGTTTCACAGTCACCATTCGTAGCGATCAAATAACCGCCTTTAAACGCTATGCGATTCAGGCTTTAGATATTTTGCCGCGCCCAGCAGGCGTCAACGTCAAATATGTCGTCTTAGCCAACATCACCGCTTTTGGATTCGCCGGCTCTCCTGGCGCGTTCGCTTTTAACCATGGAAAATTTGCGAGGTATTTATGACTCTTTATCAACGTCCTGATGAACACGTCTTTGCTGAGGGCGCGCGCCCTGGCGAAGTCCAACCCTTTCCCGATCTTTCCAGAGGGTGGGGCGTCGCCTTTGACCAGACTGGCGGCATCCCACCGATGGAATGGTTTAATTTTATTGGCAAACGCGCTGATGAAGCGATACGCTATCTGATGCAGCGTGGCTTGCCCGAATGGTCTGAGACCGAAGAGTATCCTGAAGGCAGTTATATTCAATATTCTGGTAAAACCTATCGAGCCAAAGTAGAAAATAAGGGTAAAACGCCTTCAACCAGCTTAGCTGAATGGGAGGAATGGGGCCTGACGCGTGAAGCCCTCGATGCGCACTTTCACCCCAAAGAGGGAGAGTTGCCTTGGACTAAAATCACCGAAACGCCCACCACATTAGACGGTTACGGTATTACCGATGCCGCTACGGCTCAAGATGTGCTCGACCAATTCTCACAACTTCAATTACATTGGCAAAAAATTTCCAATACGCCCTCTACCGTTAGCGGATATGGCATCACTGATGCAGCACCGATCAAAAGCCCAGCGTTTGTCGGCTCGCCCACCGCGCCCACTCACCATGACCCGCGCAACCACTCGACCCAACTCGCCTCCACCGCTTTTACACAGAATGCGATCTCGGCTGCCTTTACGGGGCATAACCAGCAAAAATTAGAAAGAATAAAAGGGTATCAGAAATTACCGGGGGGCTTCATCCTGCAATGGGGGCAAATTAGCGCGGACACTGCGGGCAATATCCATATCCTCTTCCCCACTCCTTTTTTACACGAATGTTTTGGCGTTCACGGCATCCATATGGGTGGCGGAGCTGCCATTGTGATTGAAGTTCATGGAACCCGGTCAAAAACCGGGGTCGTCCTGCGCGCATTTAATCTTCAGGGATGCAACGCTGAATGGCTCACTCAATGGATTGCCATTGGACGGTAGCGGCGAATTGAGCTCAGTTTCCCCGTTCACACTTTTTTATTCTGGAATACCCCTATGACTTTTTATTATTCAAAATCGCAACCTGGTTTTTACACTCGTGAAATGCACGGAGACACCATTCCTAAAGATGCCGTCTCCATTACCGACGAAGAATATCATGCTCTGTACGAAGAGTTAGCGAAAGGCAAAATGCTTCAATCCGATCACAGGGGATACCCGATTGCCATTGACCGGCCTCCTATTACCCCAGAACAATGGGCTGAAATTCATTTAAGCCAACGCCGCGCTTTGATCATTGAAACCCTGGTCAAGTCAACGCCTTTACAAGATGCAGTAGATCTGGAGAGAGCAACGGACGAAGAAAAACAGCGCCTCAAAGCGTGGAAACTCTATCGCATTAAACTTAGCCGCATCGAGCAGCAGTCCGGCTTTCCGACTAAAATCGATTGGCCAAAGGCCCCCGAGGCCACTTCATGGGCCACTCATACGTAACACTGAGGACCGCTTTCATGCGGTCTTTTTTTTCGTCTACACCCCTCTCAACATGACCGAAACCTTTGATAGGGCCGCTCTCATAGCCGAACTCAAACGCGATGAAGGCGAGCGCTTTAAACCCTACTTCGATACCGTCGGCAAAATCACCATCGGCGTCGGGCGCAATTTGACGGATGGGGGCATCTCTCAGTGCGAATGCGAGATCCTTTTGCACAACGATATTGCGCGAACGCTTAGATGGCTGGATCAGAATTTACCCTGGTGGCAAACTTTGGATGCGGTACGGCAACGCGTGCTGATCCATATGGCCTTTAACCTCGGCGGCCATCTTCTGACCTTTGTGAATACTCTTGACGCGATGCAACACAGCGATTACGCAGCTGCGGCTAACGGTATGCTCGCTTCCAAATGGGCCACTCAGGTCGGCCAACGAGCGCAGCGCCTCGCCAACATGATACGCACCGGAAAAATTTAACACTCAACATCAAAAATGAATCTTCACGAACATGATCGAACGCTGCTTGCGATATTAGCTGCGATGGGCGCTGCGATTGGGATTGGGCAGTTGCTCGAAGGCGGCGAGAAAATCACCGCTCGGCTAATTATCGGGCGCATGATCGTCGGCGCTGGCTTAAGCGTCGCCGCGAGTTCCGTCCTCGTGCTTTTGCCTGAACTCTCTCCCATCGCCATTACAGGCCTCGGCGCAGCCTTCGGCATCCTCGGCCAGTCCTATTTGGAAATGGCTGTACAATGCTGGTTGGGTAAACGCTCAAATCATGCTGACTAATTGGCTTGCCGCTCCGTTGCGCTTATTGTGCGTCGCAGCAACCGCATTCAGCTTTGGCGTAGGGTGCGCAGGTTCTTTTTACTACGGCCCGCGTATTCAGAAAGAACGCTCAGCGCTAGTGCACTATAAAGCCCAACTCGCCACAGCCCATGCCCAATTGATTGAAGCCCAAGCCAAAGTCGTTATCCAAACTGAAATTCAATACCGCGACCGCATCAAAATCGTCAAGGAAAAAAGCGAAACCATTATCAAGGAGGTCCCGATCTATGTTACTCAAACTGACGCTGCCAATTTTGGCGTTAACGTTGGCTTCGTGCGTCACTACAACACCGCTTTTTCCGGCGAGCTTGCCGGAGCTCCCGCCAAGTCTGACCGAGAACCCGCCGGCGTTTCGCTTGCTGAGATTGCAGAAATAAACACCTTTAACGCCAGCGTCTGCTGGCAATGGCGAGAACAAGTGCTTGGATTGAGAACATTTTATCGACGATTACAAAATGCGCAAGCAACATCCACACACGTCCTTAGCCAATAAACATCTTAACCAAATCCTGATCTAACAACCCTTGCGCTTCAATCCCTGCCTCATCTAACATCTTTTCAGACCCCTCAATCTCATACGCCCATTCTTCCTCTACTTTCTATTGCACCCCGCTGCCTCAAGAGACGGACATTCATCTCACTTAAACCCTCTACCTCTTCAAGCAACGTATCCTTCACCGTCAACTCTCTAGACTCTAGACTACTCCAACACAATTTCAATTCATAGCCTTCTTGCTCTTTTTTAACTGCCCATTGACGCACCGAATGATCTGCGCTACCTATCACCCAATACTCTTCTCCGTCTAACTCGGTCCAGTCCACACTACGAACTGAACCACTCAACATCTGAAACTCTCTGAGACACGCGCCCGAGATAACCTCCCACAGACGAACCGTATTGTCATCACTCCCCGAGGCGATCTGCTCTCCGTTTGGCGAATACACCACACTATAAACAGTGCCGCTATGGCCCTTCAAGGTGGGGCCGGACGCGCCGCTTTTCACGTCCCACAAGCGGACCGTATTGTCAGAACTGCCCGATGCGAGCTGCGAACCGCTCGGCGAATACTCCACGCTCAAAACAAATTCGGTATGGCCCTTCAAAGTAAGGCCGAGCGCACCGCTTTTCACATCCCACAGGCGGACCGTATGGTCACCACCTCCCGAGGCGATCTGCTCTCCGCTCGGCGAATATACCACGCTAAAAACAATACCGGTATGGCTCAAGGTCGGGCCGGGCGCTCCGCTTTTCACGTCCCACAGGCGCACCGTATAGTCCCAACTGCACGAGGCGATCTGCTCTCCGCTCGGCGAATACACCACGCTCCTAACAGGGTAGGTATGGCCCTTCAAGGTCGGACCAGGCACACCGCTTTCCACATCCCACAGGCGGACCGTATCGTCATCACCCGATGCGAGCTGCAAGCCGTTCGGCGAATACACCACACTAAAAACAGTGCCGCTATGGCCCTTCAAGGTGGGGCCGGACGCGCCGCTTTTCACGTCCCACAAGCGGACCGTATTGTCAGAACTGCCCGATGCAAGCTGCGAACCGCTCGGCGAATACACCACACTATTAACCCAGCCGGTATGGCCCTTCAAAGCCGGGCCGGACGCGCCACTTTTCACTTCCCACAGGCGTACCGTTTTGTCCTTACTTCCCGATGCGATATGATCTCCGCTCGGCGAATACACCACGCTAAAAACAAGGTCGGTATGGCCCTTCAAGGTCGGGCCGGGCGCTCCGCTTTTCACATCCCACAAGCGGACCGTATTGTCAGAACTGCCCGATGCGAGCTGCGAACCGCTCGGCGAATACACCACGCTACTAACCTTGTCGGTATGGCCCTTCAAAGTCAGGCCAGGCGCGCCGCTTTTCACGTCCCACAGGCGGATCGTCCTGTCATGCCCCCCCGAGGCGAGCTGCTCTCCGTTCGGCGAATACACCACGCTAAAAACAGCACTGGTATGGCCCTTTAAGGTCGGGCCGGGCGCTCCGTTTTTCACGTCCCACAGACGCACCGTATTGTCAAAACTGCACGAGGCGAGCTGCTCTCCGCTCGGCGAATACACCACGCTAGTAACACCGCCGGTATGGCCCTTCAAGGTGGGGCCGGGTGCCCCGCTTTTCACGTCCCACAAGCGGACCGTATTGTCAGAACTGCACGATGCGATCTGCTCTCCGAGCGGCGAATACACCACGCTACTAACAGAGCTTGTATGGCCCTTCAAGGTCAGGCCCGGCGAACCGCTTTTCGCGTACCACAATCGTACTGTATGATCTCCACCCGCCGAGGCGAGCTGCTCTCCGTTCGGCGAATACACCACGCTATTAACCCAGTTGGTATGGCCCTTCAAGACGTGGATTTTTGTCCTGCTTGACGTGTCATACAAGCTAATCTCGCCACTCGCAAGGCCCGCCGCACAGGCTTGTCCATCCGGTGAATAGGCACACGAGCGCACCGCACTCTCCTCTTCCAGATACGCCCATTCACCAAACTGCGCCCCAGACATCTGCGCACCACTTAAATTCGCCTTGCGTAGCCAGATATTACGAAGATTCACTCTGCTTAAATCCGACCCTTGCAATTGCGCTGAGTCAAACATCCCAAAACTTAAATCCGCTCCAGGGATCCGAACTCCCTTCAAATCCATCTCATTAAACTGGATCCCTGCCTTGATCAAAATCGTGATCGCATTTGCTGCCCCTTGACTCATGGATTCTGTCTGCGTAGAAGCTTTGATCCATACCAGCAGCCACTTCACCAGCGCTTTGTTCTGTTGCACTCGCTCCACTAAAAAATCCAGAATCGCTGCGTCCTCCATTAGATTAAAGTGGTTCAATAATCCTTTCTGATCGACCTGATCCGAGTCAGCCAGCGCTTTCCACAGACTCCGTATATTTTTTATTTCGTTTAATAGCTCACCTGTCGACGCATCACATCCAGCCGAATTTTCCAACTGTTCCCACACCGCACGCGCCACCAGATAATCCTGAACCGATTTATGAATAAACTGATATTGATCATCTCGACAAATCAGCGGGGCATTAAAACGTAATAATTTAATCTTTTCATTACCTTCACTTAAAAACTTATCTCGCCAATCTTGTGCCACCGCATTAGATTCGTCATAGGCAAGCTGCTCTGAATACGTCACACGCACCAATCCAGCTTGATACATCTCTATTGCCAAATCCTTACTAAATTTTGTGCCATGCTTAATGAAAGATTTATTTAGAAAATGAAATGCCTTCTGCTCTGCATCAGTCAAACGAATACTTCTTAAACGATCTTGCGAACGCTCAAACCAGCTCTCTACAAACTGCTCATATAATGCGAGCCGGGTAATATGTTGACTACTATCCTTGTATTTCTCGGCCAAAGCTGGTAATTCGCTCAAGGACAATTTGAGTAAGAAAGGATTGCGTATTAGCTCTTTGACTTCAGTTCGCTCTAAAATATCTCCATGCTCCGCGATACTCTTTTCTAACTCTGGGTATGTGCTCCTATATTTGTTTACATATTCCTCAATCGTCAAATCTGAGAAGGGGGCAAGTTGATATATTTGAAGCAAATATGCTTCGCCTTTTGGGTGGAACTGACGTTCATATCGGTCTCCCAAATATTCTGGCCTACTGGTAACGATTACTTTGGCCTGCCATTCATCTAGTTCATTCTCAATATAGAAAAGACGAGTTCGGTCTTTAATTTCGTCGTAACCATCTAAAATAAAGATAAAGCGATAATTCGCTTTTAAATCAGTTATCTGACCCTCTGTAAACCCCTCTTTTTTTAGGTACTCTGAAATAAGATTGGCATTCGGCTCCTTTAGGCTTGATAGTGAAATAAATAATGGGATCGGTGTCTGGCCAGATTTATTAGCTTCCCTGTCATAGGCTTTCCATAAGCTTCGTGCCAAATATCGATTAAAGGTTGATTTACCAGAACCCGCTACACCCAACAAAAGAAGCACTTTCTTCTCTTTTGAAACTAAGAAATCTCTTACCCTCTCTTCCAGGCTAAAGCGCTCTTGTATATTCGTAATTGAAGTGCATTCCGGCGCAACGTACATTGCTAATGCATCTTTGATCTCCCTATCTTTTTGCAGGCTTTCTAAATATTTTTTCTGTAATCCCTCAATACCCAGACTAGCGAGCAGTGCATTATTCGGTTGCATAGCAACGCTTTGCAAAGGCCTCAGAATTTCTCGTAATAATTCAGCATCTGAACCCGTTGAGTGGTAATGCACCGTAATTTCGTTATGCGAACCAACGGTTGGGATATTAATCAAGCCATAGTTAATTTGCATGACGGATCCCGCGGCCTCAACCCGATCCATTGAATGAGTTCGTGCTGCATTAGCAAAAGCTGAAGAAAATTGGGGAAAATATGAAGATAAAGAAGGTTGAGTATTTCGGCTTGGATTAATTGGCAACATGCTGGCTACCCCTTTTTAATAATTCGTATTTAATCTATATCTGAATGACTCACCATCGGATGAGAATTCAGCTTTCACTGAATAAAACCTATTTGCCTAAAATCATGAAAGTATGGGCAATATCAGAAACTCTGAAAGCGATCTCGCTGTAAGGTCCAACAAGCTTTTGTATTAAAAACACTCATAACCTTACCTATCAAACACTCATATTTTTATAAATAAAATTTAATACGCTATTTTCTGAGAACCGCGCTCCACGCTGCTTTAACAGCTTATGATTTACTTCGTTTAACCCTCTTACTCCTTCTATTAGCGTATCAGTCACCACTAACGCCTCAGGCCTTGACATCCACACCAGCTTCACCTTATATCCGGCTCCATCTTTTTTTACCTCCCACTTACGCATTAAATTATCATGGCCGCCTGTCAATAAATATTTCCATTCGGACAGCCCTTGCCAGGCCACGCTTAGGACTACATCACTAAATCCTTCAATTTTCCTCAGACATTGACCCGAGGATACATTCCACAGCCGTACCGTATTATCCCAACTTCCAGAGGCAAGCTGGGTTCCGCTCGGCGAATACGCTACGCTTATGACACTATAAGTATGTCCGAGCAACGTCCGGACCGAGTCTCCGCTTTGCGCGTCCCACAGCCGTACCGTAGTGTCATAACTCCCAGAGGCAAGCTGGGTTCCGCTCGGCGAATACGCTACGCTATTGACATAACTCGTATGTCCGAGCAACGTCCGGACCGAGTCTCCGCTTTCCGCGTCCCACAACCGTACAGTCTTGTCATTACTCCCAGAGGCAAGCTGGGTTCCGCTCGGCGAATACGCTACGCTATTGACACCATCCGTATGTCCGCGCAATGTCGGCCCCGATTCTCCGCTTTCCGCGTCCCACAACCGTACCGTGTCGTCCATACTCCCAGAGGCAAGCTGGGTTCCGCTCGGCGAATACGCTACGCTATACACATAACCCGTATGTCCGTGCAACGTCCGGAACGATTCTCCGCTTTGCGCGTCCCACAGCCGTACCGTATTATCCCAACTCCCAGAGGCAAGCTGCGTTCCGCTCGGCGAATACGCTACGCTCATAACAAAATTCGTATGTCCGCGCAACGTCCGGACCGAGTCTCCGCTTTCCGTGTCCCACAGCCGTACCGTGTCGTCCATACTCCCAGAGGCGAGCTGGGTTCCGCTCGGCGAATACGCTACGCTCTTGACACTAAGAGTATGTCCGCGCAACGTCGGACCCGATTCTCCGCTTTCCGCGTCCCACAACCGTACAGTCTTGTCCCTACTCCCAGAGGCAAGCTGGGTTCCGCTCGGCGAATATGCTACGCTCTTGACACTAAGAGTATGTCCGCACAACATCCGGACCGATTCTCCGCTTTGCGCGTCCCACAACCGTACCGTATTATCCCTACTCCCAGAGGCAAGCTGCGTTCCGCTCGGCGAATACGCTACGCTATACACATAACCCGTATGTCCGTGCAACGTCCGGAACGATTCTCCGCTTTGCGCGTCCCACAACCGTACCGTATTATCCCAACTCCCAGAGGCAAGCTGCGTTCCGCTCGGCGAATACGCTACGCTAGTGACATCACTCGTATGTCCGAGCAACGTCCGGACCGAGTCTCCGCTTTGCGCGTCCCACAGCCGTACCGTATTATCCCAACTCCCAGAGGCAAGCTGCGTTCCGCTCGGCGAATACGCTACGCTAGTGACACCACTCGTATGTCCGAGCAACGTCCGGACCGAGTCTCCGCTTTGCGCGTCCCACAACCGTACCGTATTATCCCTACTCCCAGAGGCAAGCTGCGTTCCGCTCGGCGAATACGCTACGCTATTGACACCATCCGTATGTCCGAGCAACGTCCGGACCGATTCACCGCTTTGCACATCCCACAGCCGTACCGTATGGTCAGAACTCCCAGAGGCAAGCTGCGTTCCGGTCCGCGAATACGCTACGCTATTGATACCATCCGTATGTCCGCGCAGAGTACGGATTTTTGCCCAGCTCGACGTGTCATACACGCGGACCTTGTCATCTTCTAACCCCATCGCGCACGCTTTACCATCCGGCGAGTAGACACACGAATGCACTTCGCTCTTTTCTTTCAGAGTCGGCCACTCCCCAAACTGCACTCCCGCCATCTGCGTGCTACTTAAATTCGCCTGATACAGCCATACCTGACGAAAATTAACCCCGCTTAAATCCGACCCTTGCAATTGCGCTGAATCAAATACCCCATAACTCAGATCCGCTCCAGGTATCCGGATTCTATTTAAATCCGCTCCATTAAACTGTACTCCTGCTCTGACCAAGATCGTGATCGCATTCGCCGCGCCCACCGTCACTACAGCATCAGGAACTTTAGAGGCTTCTATCCACGCACGAAGGTACGCCTTAAACTGAGGTTGCCCTTTAACCTGCTCAACCAGAAAATCTAAAATCACCGGCTCTTTCACCAGCGATAGCTGATTCAGCACATTTTCGGGATTGGCATCGATTGCATCAAAATCAGGGGCGCAAATGGCTCGCGCCACTAAATACTCCTGCATCGACTTATGCGAAAATTCATAATGCTGCTTTTGCTTTATCTGAAACGGCGCGTTAAAGCACAGTAGACGGGCCTTTGCATCATTCGCAAAAAAAGCCGCATAGACTCCTTTATATCGCTTCTCAAAATCCTCACTATCCTGAGCAGATGTCAGCCCCGCTTTGGTGAGCTCTATCGCGCATTTCTGTATATAAGTAAAACCTTGTCGTATAAACCCACCTTTGCGCTCACAGAGTTCTTTCTTAGCCTTTTTTTCATCATCCTCTAATGCGATAGCGCCCAAGCGATTCTGCCAGTTACTCCACCATTTCTGAAAGTAGTGTTCATAAATCGCACCGAGCGTTAAGGCTTTCTGGTTTTGATTCATTTTCCCCAATTCAGGAAGGATCTGCAAAAGCATTCGCAACACAACAGGCCGTTCTAGTTCCTTGCTTAAAGTTGTCAACTTGTTAAATGCCTGCTCATACTGTTCCACAGTCCACGGGGGAGTGCTTTTGTTGACATAATTTTGAATGTAATTCGACCTTTGCTGCGCTGAGAATGGGGCCATCCTGGCTTCCCAAAGTGCATCAGGCGCCGCTTTTTTAGGGCGGAAATACGCTTGATAATTCGTATCCAGATACTCAGGTCGGCTTGTAATCACAAACTTGGCCTTTTCCCACGCCCATAATTTATTTAAATCATAAAAATTACGATTCCTTTCCTTGATCTCATCGTACCCATCAAAAATAAAAATACAGCATTGGTGTAGGTGAGTCCGTAATAATTCAATTTGCTCCGATGCAAAACCTTGGCCCTGCAAAAATTGTTCAATAACCTGCTTATTCGGATTCTCAATACTTCTCAGTTCGATAAAAAAAACTAAAGGCGGATCGTTTTGGGTTTGGGACAGACGTTGATAATCTTCCAACTTTTTGAGGGCTAAATGTCGATTAAAGGTCGATTTCCCTGTGCCCGCCACGCCTTGCAATAAAAATACCGCCGCCTTTGAAGCAAAAAATCGCTCTAATTCTGCTTCAAGCTCTACCGTCTCTTCTCCTTGTTGGCCTTTCTTTATGCCCTGTACCGGAACATACATCGACAGCACATCCACTTCGCCGCTACGCTCTAAATGGCTTTTATACGCTTGCTTGAATCTATCGGCATCGACGCCGAGTTTGGCAAGAGGTTCAAGTATAGGTTGGAGCGCCTTCCTCTGATTTTCTTGGCTCTTTTCAATGCCTTGCATTAAAGCTTCTACGATCTTGGGATCTAAAGCCCCCGCGTCGAAATTCACTGTAGATTCATTATGCGCACCATAGACTGAGATATTAATCAAGCCATAGCTGTTTTGCGTTACTGGTCGTGCCTCAGGAAACATGCTAATCGCTCCTCTCTAATCATTCGTTGATCTGCTGAATACGCCACTACCAGCTAAGAATTCGGCCTTCGCTGAATAAAACCTCCTGCCTCAAAGCTGGCACATAAACAACGCCAAAACTTTCCAAATAATTCGACTTTTATTCGAAGTTTTGCTCGCGCAATTCTACTTCAAAATTGCTTCGGAAAACTCATGCCTAATTCGCATTAATAAGGCCTAAAAAGCCCTAATTTGGCTATTGTTCCGAAGCAGAGAATCGTCTATCCTGTTGATTAAATTCACTTTTGTTGAATTTCAGCCAGGACTCGAAATCCGGTATACTGGTCCCCAGTATCGAGGGTTCAAATCCCTCCCTTTCCGCCAATTCCCTGTGTTTATAAGGCTTTACAGTTTCAAACCTCCGATTCTGCGCCGGTTTTTGCTTCGCACCCCCTCTTCTAATCCCTTGTTTGCCCCCATCACTCAAAGCCCTGCGCCGGTCTTTTGCTTCGGAATGCGTTATTTTGTCTGTTTTTCAGGCAGGCTTATTGCAACGATCAATAAGGGAGAAAAACGTTTAAGTTGAGTCGGGGATGGAGATGATTTTCTGCATAGCCTGCGCCCCGCCCAATTCAACGATGGGGTCAATTCAGCAAAAAAGTCTAGAGCGTTTCGGATAGAGAAAAGCGGACCAAAACAGAGGACTCAACGAAACACATAGCCCTTAGCGCATCACTCTTATTTCTTCGTGACGCGCAAAAAGCAAGAAGAACCCGATGAGAAAATCTTAAAAAATAAACAACCCTCTCAATCTAAATCTTGGCTCAGCGATTACATATCTTTAAAAAATAGATAAAAATAGAAGGCTAGTGAAAAAGAACATCTCTACCTTAAAAATTTGACAATTCGTAGAAATTGACTAAAAATTCAAATCAGCAAAAATAATTGCTCTAGATAAGTATTCTGTTCCTTTTTGCAAAAACATATTTTACTTCTTCAAATTGTATAGCTTGATTACCATTCTCTCTCAAAAGATTCAGGCACAGTTTATTATTTTTCTGCTTTGATTCAGATAAATTCTTTAAACTCGTGCTACTGAATCCAGACAGTAATAATAGCTATAAAATTCCTTTTTGAATGTGTTGTTTTTTTATTTTATGAAGAACTTTACTGGAGCTTATAATGGAAATTACGTCTTCGCAGTCAACATCTTCATCACCTTCAATATCCAGAACACCCTCTCCTTCTCCTACGCTTCCCACTTCTCAAGAAACAGAAAGCAATTCGGGAAAAAATCAATTATCAAATCAACACATAAAAGGTTTCGTAGTTGACGCGGGCCAGCCTTCTAATCAATCCGATATTGGCTCGGCTACAAGAGTAGGCCGCGATCCAAAAGTTGATACAGTCTCTCAACAGTTAGAGAAAACCAAAGACCGTATTCCTAGCGCTCTAGACTCAATAACAACAAACTTGAATCGAATATCTGGAAGGCTCGGTCAATTAGAACCAAAATTTCTAACTATAGCGCTTCCCGTATGCGTAGCTTCTCTATCCTTCTGGCTTTATGCAACGAATACTTTCCAGACTTTTCAGGGCAAGCCTAATCATCAATCTGAACCTTTGTTAGATAATCTCTTAAAGCAGGTCAATCAATTCGAGCAAGCAAATGATAATATGCCTAACCGTCTAGATTTGCTGGAAGCTGAGCTTAGCCGCCTTTCTGCATTGCTGAATCAATCGAATCCGCAATCTTCACATCCCGCCCTTTCTGCCTGTGTCTTTTCCATATTCCTTTGCTTCTGCGTAATTAGTACTTTGTGGAAAAAATTGAATAGCCAGTCCATACAAAATAAAAAACTAGAAGAACAGCTTATCCAGCTCAAAAACGAAAAAACTGATCTAGCCATTGAATTTAATAACCAATCTGCGCTAAGCAAAGACCAACTCTCAAAACTCCAAGGATTGGAACAACAGCTCAGCCAACTTACAAACGAAAAGACTGATCTAGTCATTGAAGTTAGTAACCAATCGGAACACATTCAGACTTTACGAAATGAGTTTGATACTCTGCATAATCGCTTTCATTTGAAAAACGAAAACTTGCCTTGGGCTAAATTGACTGGAGTACCGACAACTTTAGGGGCATTTGGTATTACTGATGCTATAACAACTGAAAAATTTGAAGCCGTGTTTAACAGTTTTCACCCCAAAAACTGTGAATTGGATTGGCAAAAAATTTCCAATACGCCATCTACTATCAGTGGATATGGCATCACTGACGCCGCTCCTCTTGGCAGTCCATTTGTCGGCACGCCCACCGCTCCTACGCCCAACAAGGCCAGAAATTACAGTACCCAAGTTGCCACCACTGCTTTCACTCAGAACGCTATTATGTCTGCCTTTACTGGACCTGACCGGCAATCTTTAGAGACTCGAGGAGGTTATCAAGCATTACCTGGCGGACTTATTTTCCAATGGGGACTCACTTATAGCAACAGCGATGGAATGTCCAATGTGACTTTCCCTATCAAATTTCCAACGAAATTTATAGGCATTCATGGCACTCACATCGGCGGTGGAAATGCAACCGTTATTGAATATGTTGGGACTCGAACTAATCTAGGTGTCACATTGCGCACCATTAATGAAAATAGTCACACCTCCGAAGGATGGGGCGTTCAATGGTTTGCTCTTGGAGATTAGCCGGGCGATTATTGATATAGTTTATGCGAATACCGGGTACCCCTCCGGTCGGGCTTTGCTTTCTCTCGGGAGCACCTTGTATTCGTACAACCGAAGTTGAACGGTGGTGTATCAGTTTAAATCGCTGTTGATAGCTATTTCGTTGGCTCCACCTTTTCACCCCGCCGATTGCGAACATAGTGTTCCGTCATCTTGATACTCGTATGCCCCAACTGCTTTTGCGCGCGACGAATATCCCCCGATAACTCTGCCCTGTCTGTCCCCGCTTTCGCCCGCAAATCTCGAAACTGATACTCCTCTGCACATAAGCCTGCCGCAGTGCGCGCTTGCGCAAACATCGCTTGTAGCGTTTTTAACGCGACTCGCGCTCCTAACTCATTCACTACCAAATCCACATGCTGTTTGACAGCAATGGAATGTCTAATGTGATTTTCCCTGTCAAGTTTTCAACGAAATGTCTGGCCATTCATGGCACTCATCTCGGCACTGGATGTGCAACCGTCATCGAATATGTCGGGACTCGAACCAATATAGGCGCCACATTGTGCACTCTCGATGAAAGTAAGCGCGAAATTAAACCCACCTTGTCATTTTAAAAGTCAGAAAAGAGAATGATTCTTTTTTGAAAAGGGTCAGAAATGAAAACCAGTGAAGTGGTGTTGACGACCTTTGACGGACACTTTTAAACTACCTAAAAAGGAGTCTTTAATGCGTAAAAGCAAAGCGCCGTATCCATCGGCATTCCGTGAACAAATACTAGAGCTAATACAAGCTGGCAAGAGTGTTAAAGAGTTATCCAAAGAGTTCGATTGCTGCCCTAAAACAATCCTGAGTTGGGTAGCGCAAGCCTCAATAGCTCAAGCTCCTAAATCATCGATCAAGGCGGGCCTAAATACTGCAGAGGGAGAAGAGCTCAGTCGCTTACGCCGTCAAGTAAGGCAGCTCCAAATGGAGCGGGATATCTTGGCAAAGGCTACGGCCTGGTTTGCCGCAAAAGGCGAGAAGATACACACTCCCTCTTCGAGCTCATGATGGCGAATCAGGCCGAATTCCCAGTGCAGGTACTGTGCCGAGTTTTAAAAGTTTCGCGCAGTGCATATTATGCTTGGTGTAAGCGTAAACCGAGTACTCGTCAGCAAGAGAATACTCAGCTGATAGAAGAGATTCGCACGATTCATACTGAGTCAGATGCAACGTATGGTATGCCCCGTATTCGAGCTGAGCTGATGGAGCGAGGCTGGACCGTTAGCCGTCGCCGAGTAGCACGGCTGATGCGCGTTCAGGGCCTGCGTGGCGTGTGCCGTCGTCGCTATCAAGTGACAACTCAACGTGACTTACGGCAAGCACCCGCCCCCGATCTGGTGAAGCGTCGATTTGTTGCCGATGAGCCCAATCAGCTGTGGGTAGCGGATGCCACGTTCGTGCCGACTGCTGCAGGCTTTATTTATCTGGCCATGGTGCTCGATGTGTGGAGTCGACGTGTCGTGGGCTGGGCCATTGGCGAGTCTCTCGTTACAGAACTTATGCTCGATGCTTTGAATATGGCACTTGAACAACGTCAGCCTGAGAATGTGATTCATCATAGCGATCAAGGCTGTCAATACAGCAGCCTTGCCTTTGGCAATCGCTGCAAGGCAGCGGGCGTGAAACTGTCTATGGGCAGCGTCGGGGATGCTTACGACAACGCGATGGCGGAGAGCTTCTTTGCCAGCCTTGAGTGCGAATTGCTTGATCGGCGTAGCTTTAAAAGCAAATCTGAGGCTCGCTTAGCCGTATTTACATGGATTGAGGCTTGGTATAACCCTAAACGTAAGCATTCCTCTCTTGATTATGTTTCACCTATTCATTTTGAAAGGAAACATTTGCAAAAAAACGACATTCAACCTGATGACTCTCTATACGAGTTAGAGGGGCTGAAGCTGGGCACAATGGATTCTGTCTTGCCGAATGTTCATGCTGACTTACAAAATAATTTCATACCTATTTCCAATTGATTCATGGAAACACTTTACTGTCCGTGAGAGGGGGGGCAACACCAGAAGCTAAAAAAGAGCTATGGCGAAAGAGGCTGGAGTCCCAGTGCAGGTCGGGGTTGAGCATAAAGTTATGGTGTCAAAAAGAGCAGGTACCCCGCTCAATATTTTATAAGTGGCGTAACCGGCTTTTAGCAGGAGGAGAGAACTTGCCGAAGCTGATTAAGGTATCGATGGCAGAACAAGAGAATGATAGAGGGCTAGAAATCAGGACGCCTCTAGGATATGTGATTCGTCTGAGCAGCGTGACGCAAGTGGTGCATCTAAAGGCGATCGTATCGTCGCTGTCATGATGTGGGGTGTACCGCAAGGGCATGTATATCTGGTGGGGGGAGTGACAGATATGCGCAAATCGATAGATGGCTTAGCGTTGCTCGTAGCAGAGGAATTAGAGTTGAATCCAGTGTGTCCAAACTGCTTTGTATTTTGCAATCGAGGCAAAGACAAATTGAAGATATTGCAATTTGATGTGAACGGATTCTGGTTACATTATAAGCGTCTGGAAAACAGTCGGTTTGTGTGGCCGCGAGACGTATCAGACCAAACGGCGGTACAAGTGACGGTACGGCAATTGCGCTGGCTACTGGATGGTTTGGAGTGGCATAAAGCGATCGCTCATCAACCTTTGAGTCAGCGCGAAGTTCGTTAAAAAAGAGCAAAAGGAACGGTCGTTTGTAGGGCAAATGCGGTATAGTCATGAGATGTCGCCCGCCATCGAACTGCCCCTTCAAACGCCCCTTTCCGAGCTAGAAAAATATATCAGCGAATTGGAGACGCGGGCAGAACGTGATGCGCATCTGATCCTCGAATTACAAAAACGAATTGGACTTTTAGAAGAGCAATTCCGGCTCTCGTTATTAAAGCGGTTTGCGCCCTCGAGTGAGAAATATGGAGTGCAAGGATGCTTGTTCAACGAGGCAGAGCAAACGGAACCCGAAAGCATCGAAGAACGAGAAGAACTCGATGATGTAAGCAATGAACGCATACTGGGTAAAAAGCGCGGCCGGAAGAAATTACCAGAACACTTGCCCAGAATACGCATCGAACATGATTTGTTAGAGAGCGAGAAGACCTGCTCTTGCTGTCATGGTCAGTTGCATCGTATGGGCGAGGAAGTGACGGAGCAACTGAATATTGTACCTGCAAAAGTTCAGGTACTTCAGCACGTGAGATACAAATACGGCTGCCGCTATTGTGAACAGCAGGCAGATACGTGCCAGCTCCTCACCAGCCCGATGCCGGCTCAGCTCATTCCAGGTAGTATCGCCAGCGCGAGCACAGTGGCTACGATCTTAACCGCGAAATATGCCGATGGACTGCCGTTATACCGAATGGAGTCTGTATTCGAGCGCAGTGGTATCCATCTCGATCGCGGGACCATGGCACGCTGGGTGATCCGGGTAGGGGAAGAGTGGTTAAGTCGCCTGTATGAATTGATGCAGCAAACCTTACGGCAGCAAGAAGTGATTCATGGCGATGAAACATCGGTACAAGTTTTAAAGGAAAAAGGCCGTAGCGCTCAAAGCACCTCTTACATGTGGGTGTATCGCAGCGCCGAAAACTGCCCGCAGCCGGTCGTGCTATTTGAGTATCAGCCTGGGCGGAGTCATGAGCATCCCGAACGCTTTTTACAAGGTTTTACTGGCACTCTGATGAGCGATGGGTATGCGGCTTGGCGAGTGCTTAAAGGGATTACCCATTTGGGATGCATGGCCCATCTGCGACGCCGGTTTCATGATGCACTTAAAGCGCAAAAGAATCCAGGTGGCCGCGCCAAGCAGGCACTAGAATTCATCGCTAAGCTTTATCAAATTGAGAAGCTCGCGCGAGGCGAGCCGCCCGATGAAAAATCAGCAAACGAGTATACCTATGAATTGCGACAGACCAAGAGTCGTCCAATCATGGAAGCGTTTTATGCATGGCTCGTTAAGAATAATCCGCAAGTATTGCCCAATTCCCTGATTGGCAAGGCGATAAGTTATGGCGTTAAACAATGGCAATATCTCGCGCGCTATCTCGAGGATGGGCGTGCGCCGATTGACAATAACGTCCTTGAACGTGATATCCGTCCGTTCACGATAGGTCGGAAAAATTGGATTTTTAATGATACCGTGGCTGGAGCTCGAGCCAGTTCTATTATTTACAGCATAATGTTAACCTGTCGCGCATGTCAGGTGGAACCTTATGCGTACCTATGTCATGTCCTCACTGAATTACCTAAACGTCAGCCTGAGGACGATATCTCCGATTTACTCCCTTTTAATTTCCACACAAGCTCTGACGCTTCTTGATAACTCTCTGAGTTGCACATTTATGTCAAGGTGGGGTTAATTTCGCGCTTACCGATGAAAATGCCATGACCCGCGCAGGATGGGGCCTTCATTGGTTTGCTATTGGACATTAATTTGCCCTCTCATGTCTATTCTTCTGTTTTCTATTTAAACCCACTTCATAATATGACTTTTTATTATTCAAAATCAGAACCCGGATTTTACTGCGTCGGGATACATGGCGATAACATCCCTAAAGATGCTGTCTCGATTACTCAAGAAGAGCACACCGCATTGCTCAATGCCCAATCCAAAGGCAAATGGATCCAGTCTAATGAGAACGGCTACCCAGTGGCTGTTGACCCGCCTCCACTTACCCCTGAGGAGTGGGCCGACATTAATTCACGCCGTCGACAAGCTCGGTTGAGTCAAGCGGCTTTAAAAGTCGCTCCTTTACAAGATGCCGTAGACCTCAACATCGCCACGGATGACGAAAAACAGCTTCTCAAAGAATGGAAACTTTATCGGGTCGCTCTCAACCGCATTGAGCAGCACTATAGCCTTTCCGCCGAGATCGACTGGCCTAAACCGCCTGATGAGAATTGAATCCATTGATATTGTGTCGACCGCCTTAGAGCGGTCTTTTTTTTCATCTACACACTTATAAAAAATTCATGACCGACACCTTTGACAGGGCCACACTCGTTTCGGAGCTTAAACGCGATGAAGGCGAGCGCTTTAAACCCTACTTCGATACCGTCGGCAAAATCACCATCGGCGTTGGGCGCAATCTGACGGATGGGGGCATTTCTGAAAACGAATGCGAGATCCTTTTGCACAACGATATTGCTCGAACGCTTCAGTGGCTGGATCGGCATTTACCCTGGTGGCGGACCCTGAAGGCGGTATGGCAACGCGTGCTGATCCATATGGCCTTTAACCTGGGCGGCCATCTTCTGACCTTTGTTCATACTCTGGACGCCATGCAACGCAACGATTACACAGCCGCGTCTAACGAAATGCTCGCTTCAAAATGGGCGAATCAGGTCGGCCAACGAGCGCAGCGCCTCGCCAATATGATGCGCACCGGAAAAATTTAACTCTCAATATTAAAAAATGAATCTTCACGAACATGATCGAACGTTTGTTGCCACGCTTGCTGCGATGGGCGCGGTGATTGGGTTTGGCCAGCTGCTCACCGGTGGCGAGAAAATCACGGCTCGACTGATTATCGGGCGCATGATCGTCGGCGCGGGCTTAAGTGTCGCTGCGAGTTCAATCCTCACGCTTTTGCCTGAATTACCTGCGATTGCTATCACGGGTCTCGGCGCAGCCTTCGGTATTCTCGGCCAGTCTTACTTGGAATTAGCCGTACAACGCTGGTTGGGTAAACGCTCAAATCATGCTGAATAATTGGATCGCGGCTCTATTGAGACCATTGTGCATCGCAGCAACCGCGTTCAGCTTTGGCGTAGGATGCGCAGGCCATTTTTACTACGGCCCGCGTATTCAGAAAGAACGTTCAGCGCTGGTGCACTATAAAGCCCAACTCGCCATGGCCCATGCCCAATTGATTGAAGCCCAAGCCAAAGTCGTTATCCAAACCGAAATTCAATACCGTGATCGCATCAAAATCGTCAAGGAAAAAGGCGATACGATTATTAAGGAAGTGCCTATCTATGTTACCCAAGCTGATAACGATCGCTTCGGCGTTAACGTTGGCTTCGTGCGCCACTACAACGCTGCATTTGCCAACGAGCCTGCCGAAACTCCCTCTGAATTTGACCGAAGACCCGCCGGAATTTCGCTTGCTGAGATTGCCGAAACTAATGCCTTTAACGCCAATATCTGCCACCAGTGGCACGAACAAGCACTGGGATTGAGGGCATTTTACCGTCAGCTTCAGCACACTCACAAATAA